CATGGAGAAATGGTTCTGCAACAGCTAGTACTACACTAAATATTGATAACCATGATGACCAACTAACAGTTCAAGATTATATCTTTGTAATAGGTTTGCAAAGGTCGGGTGATATTGGAGTTATAAATTTTGGTGATAATCCAACTTTCTCTGGGAATGAAACTGCTGGAACAAACGTTGATGAAAATGGACATGGGCTTTTTAAATATGCTGTACCAGCTACGTTTTTAGCACCTTGTTCTGCAAACCTAACAGGACCAGAAAATCAAGGCGTAGATTATTTTCAACCTGTAACATATACGGGTAACGGCTCTGTAAGATCAATTTCAACTGATATTGATCCAGCTTGGGTGTGGCTTAAAAATCGTTCTCAAGATGATGAGCATAAGCTGGTAGACGTTGTACGAGGGGCTACAAAGGAATTGTCAAGTGACTCAACTGCGGCAGAAAGCACAGACACTAATGGCCTTACTGCTTTTGGCACTGGATCATTTTCTCTGGGTAGTGGAGCCAACGGATATAACGATAACACTGAAAACTTTGTAGCATGGTGTTGGCAAGCAAGTACTGCATGGACTAACGATGCAAGTTCAACTAGCATAGGCACTATTGATTCAAGTGGTCGTATTAGTGCAAGTGATGCATTTTCAATTATTAGTTATACAGGTGATGGAAATGCTGGAGCTAGTATAAAACATGGCATGAGTGGAGCGCCAGAATTTTTCTTCACAAAAGAAAGCAGTCATGCGGAACGAGGATGGATAACCTACCATGAATATTCTGCCAGTGACCCACAAACAGATTTTGGCAGATTAGAATCTGCTGCGGTTTGGGACGATGATACTACCCTTTGGAATGATACAGCACCAACCAGTAGTATTATTACATTAGGACTAAGTACTGAAGTAAATGCCAGTGGAGAACCGTTTATAATGTACGCCTTTAGATCAGTGCCGGGTGTATGTAAAGTAGGAAGTTATATAGGCAATGGTAGTTCTACTGTTCCTCCGTATGTTCACTTGGGATTTCGTCCAAGATTTGTTATTTTTAAAAATGCTCCAGTTGCTAGAGACTGGGTAATAACTGATACAGCAAGATCACCATCAAACCCTGCTGAACTGTTTCTTTTTCCAAATGACGAAGATGCAGAAGCTGCAAGAGGACCAGCGAGTGGAAGTGATTATGATATTGATTTGTTAGCTGAAGGCTTTCGCCCACTGAGTGGCGATAGCGCACCTAATGGTGACGGTAATACTATTTTATATATGGCTATGGCAGATATAGGTGGCAATGGAATACTACCACCTATATATGGTAGGTAAGAATGTATAAGATTGTAATTTTTATGTTTTTATTAAATCCTTCTAATAACTTAGATGCATTAGAAGTAAACTATAAAAATTCTAAACTATTAGAGTTTTCTAAGATAGAAGAATGTTATAGTCATATATATAATAATTTACAAGAATTAAAAGATTTTTCTAAAATACACTACGGACCAAGCTCTGTTGTTAAAAGTATAGATTGTTTTAAGAAAGGAACTTAAACTATGTGGGCAAGAATTGAAGATGGTAAAATAGTACAAACTTTTTCTACACCTAAATCTTTAACGATTAATAGTGTACAATATCCGGTATCTATTTTTACAACTGCTTGGACAGATGCAGAAAGAAAAGCTATTGGTATAGTTCCTTATGTATATGAAGGTAGCTTAGTAGACAATATGTTTTATTCTACATCTGAATCTGCTCCCGATGTTCAAGAAGATAAGGTTGTTGTAACTAGAACAAAAAAAGAAAGAGATATAGCTAAAATTAAAGAGACGATGAAATCTCATGTAGCTTCTACTCTTTCAAATTATCTTGAGCAAACTGATTGGATTGTTATCAGAGAGCAAGACAATGGAACTGCCAAGCCAGCAGACTTTTCAAAGTGGCGTACAGACCTAAGAGCAAAGGCTGTTGCACTAGAAGCTGCTATTGATGGTAAGTCAAATGTTGCAAGTCTTGAAGCTATGACAGTGTTTACAGTAGAAATGGCAGACGCTGGTAAAAAAGCTGCAGAGTTTAATGATTGGCCTCAAAACCCTAGACATCCTGATGTATAACAAATGAAACTATTAACTATTTTAACTCTTGCTGCTTGTTTTACAATACTGCCCAGTTGTTCTACTGCACAAGAAAATTGGAAGAAGGGTGATACGGTAGCAGCATTTTTTATATGTAAAAAAGAAAAAGACATAATGGAGATTTCTCTTGCTGACTCTAAAGGTAGAGAATATTTTTTAAATGAAATTGCAGAGAAACAACTTACAAATGATTGTATATCTATTAACCCACCTGTAATATTTAAAGTAGATGAAATTATAGCAAGCTATAAAGATTACAAAAGTACAGAAGCTTTAATAATGAAAGTAAGATCACCTAGAAATAGTTTATTAGTAGGTTACATAGTAGCGGCTGGAATACCAGATAAAGGAATTTAATAATGGCAAGTACATATACAACTAATATACGCCTTACAAAGCAAGGAGATGGGGATAATCCTAATAATTGGGGATTGATTCTTAACAATGAGGTTATTGATCTTGTTGATTCTGCTATTGCAGGGTATACTTTAATTTCTTGTAGTTCAGCGGATATTACTTTAACCGAATCCAATGGTGCTGCTGATCAAGCTAGATCGGCTATGCTTGAATTTGTAGGGACTGTTTCTTCAAATATTAATATTATTGTACCCACTAAGTCAAAATTTTATATTGTTAATGATCAAACTGTTCGTCAAAGTAGTTCGTCTATTACAATAAAGACTGCTAGTGGTTCAGGTGTAACAGTAAATACATCTGCTGCTGGCATCTTTTTCTCTGATGCGGTATCTGTTTATTCTATGAGTGATAGATTAAACTTATCCGGTGTTGCCGAAATTTCTTCATCTAATACTTTTACAAATACAAATACATTTACATCTGCAGTTGGCTTTGCAACATCTGTTTCTATTACACAGGCTCATTTACCACAAGTTGTTGCAGCTTCTGTTTCCGTTGCTACTATTAATAAAGCTACATTTATTAAACAAGTAGCAGGTACACCTGTAACTCTTACTGATGCCGCTTCTATTGCTGTTGACTTTGCTACAGGTACTAACTTTGTTGTTAGTCTTGGTGGTAATAGAACTTTAGAAAATCCATCAAATGCTGTTGCTGGACAAACAGGGCATATATACGTTATACAAGATGGTACTGGCAGTAGAACATTAGCCTTTGGTAATGCTTATAATTTTCAAGGAGGCACAGCACCTACTATGTCTACATCTGTAAATTCTGTAGATTTACTTGTATATAATGCTAGAGGCGTATCAGCAATTGATACTGTTTTTGTTTCTTCATTAGGATAAAAACATATGTCAACTAATTCAAGACTTGTAAAATTAAATTTTAAACCGGGCATAAACCGAGAATCTACTGAATATGCAGAAGAGGGTTCTTGGTATAATGTTGATAAAGTACGGTTTAGGCAAGGTCGCCCTGAAAATCTAAGAGGTTACGTTAAAAGAGTTGATACTGCTTTTGATGGAATTGGACGAGATTTAATAGCATGGGCTGATAATGATTCTTTTAAATTTGCTGCTTTTGGTACTGAAAAAAAATTATTTGCATATAATAATAGTAATAATATAGATATTACACCAGTTAAAGAAGTTAGTGTAGGAACTAATGTTTCCGCAGTTGTTACAATTGCTGGTACGAATAGAGGTTTCTACACTGTTGCATCGCAAACTACTATTATTGTTTCTGTATCATCTCATGGTGCTGAAACAGGAGATTTTGTAACCTTTACATCTTCAACATCTATTGGAGGTAATCAAGATTTAAGCGGTAAAACATTTGCTGTGTCTGTTATTAATGCACATAGGTTTCATTTTGAAACTACTACTGCTGCCCAATCTACTCAAAATGATGTAGGAACTGCCACATTAAAATATCTTTTACCTACAGGCACTATAACCGCTATTACTAACTTAGGTTATGGTGCAGGTATTTATAATGCTGGAACTTCTACAACAGGTGTTAGAGCATGGAATCAACCATCATCAGCATCTAATATTATTACTAGAAATACACAGTGGAGTTTAGATACATTTGGGGAAGACCTTATAGCTTGTCGAAGGGGTGGACGAATATATAAGTGGGATACTACAATTGAGTCTAATCCTGATAGAGCCACATTTATTAGTGCTTCACCTTCTGTTAATAATTCTATTTTAATATCACCTAATGATAGACACCTTATTTCTTTTGGTTCTACAGAATTTGGAACTGGTAATTTTAATCCTATGTTAGTTAGATGGTCAGATCAAAATAACTATGATAACTGGACACCTACTGATCAAGATAGTACGGCAGGTGAAAATATTCTTACTGATGGTACAGAAGTTGTAGGGGCAGTTAGATCAAGAAATGCAGTTAATATTTGGACTGATAATGCTATATGGTTAATGACATTTACTGGTCCACCCTTTACTTTTAGGTTTCAACCGGGTGGAACCAACTGTGGTTTAATAGGACCACATGCTGCTGTTGACTTTGATGGTGTTTCAATTTGGATGGGCAAGGATAACTTCTATGCATTTGATGGTCAAGTTAGAAATTTAGATTGTACAGTTCGTAGATTTATATTTGATGATTTTAATCGTAATGCAGAAGATAAAGTCTTTGCAGGTATTAACTCTGAGTTTAAAGAAATTATATGGTTATATTGTTCTGCTAGTTCTAATGAACCAGATAAATATGTTTTATATAACCCACTAGAAAAAACATGGTCTTTTGGTACAACTACATATACTACCTTTGAAGATAAAGATGTTTTTGGAAATACTATAACTACAGATGTTTCATCTTTTCTTATTGATAATGAACCAGAAGGTATCTTTACAGCTAATGGAGAAGCTCAAAATTCATTTATTGAATCAGCAGCATTTGATATTGAAGATGGAAATGAAATAATGTTTATGGATAGACTTATTCCTGACTTTACATTAAACAATGGTAATCTTCAATTTAGTATTATCGCACAAAACTTTCCTGTAAATGATGCAATTACAAAAGGACCATTTACAATAACATCAGAGACAAAGAAGGTTGATTTAAGGGCAAGAGGAAGGCAAGCTATCGTTCGAGTTTCTTGTGATGGTACTGGCGGGACCGAATGGAGATATGGCTCTTTAAGACTTTCTTTACAAGAGGACGGACTTAGGTAATGCCAGTACGATATCCAGAGTTACCTAAGTTCGTTCGCTTTGTAGATTCAGAGGTTGACAATCTCTATGATACTATGTCAGAATGGGGAGCAAAATTAATATCAGACTTACAAACAAGGGACATACAAGAAGAAACTAAACCTTCTACAAATATTCTTACAGTAGTTACTGTAACAGAAATAGGAAGGCCACAAGCAGGTAATATTGTTTATGTAGCACCTCGGGGGAAGTTTGTTGGCTACGTTAGTTTAGGCTCAGAAACTTCTTGGCATGATTTAAATTAATGAAAGATAAGAATAAAGATTTTGTAACTATATGTCAATACTTATTACAATCTGAAAATCATAAACATTATACACTGCAGCACTTAGAAAGATTTATTATTCCTCCAGTTAAACTAGGACAATATAAAATTTTTGATTCAGGATTTTTAACATATGCATTTATTAATAAAGAAGTTGAAAAAGCTTTTGTAGAATCAAATAGAAGATTACAGCCAAATGAATGGAGATGTGGAGATATATTTTGGTATATGCATTTTGTTTGTTTAGGAGGTCCAGAAGCTATTAGAAAAATTAAAAAAGAAAATTTAAAACAATTTGGTCATGTTAATAGAAAGTATATGAGAACTTTTAGAAAAAATAATCACAGATATGTAGTGGAGAATCCTTCAAAATGCTAACAAGCAGATTTACATCAATAAGAATATTATTAGCTATAAATATATTAACTTCTATAGCTTTTATTCCATTTATTAATTTTAGTTGGCTATGGGTTTTAGCAGCTATCTTGATGTATTCCTGCATGAATGGTCTTGGTATTATTGTAGGTAATCATAGGTATTGGACTCATAAATCTTTTGAGTTTAAATATTCTTGGATAAAATATTTATGTGGAATATTTAGTGTTATTTCTGGGACAGGTAGCACTATTGGCTGGGTTGGTATTCATAGAAATCATCATGATAAAGCAGATGGTATTAATGATCCTCACTCACCAAAATATTTAAATTTATTTGATATGTTATTTTTAAGATATAAAATATCTTCTAATGATCTTTTAAGAAAATGTACAGATATTGGTAAAAATAAATTTATGAAATTTACTCATAAATATTGGTTACTTTGTATCTTAACTTATATTGCAGGATTAAGTTTTATAAGTATTCAAGCTTTATATTTTATGTTTATTATACCTTCAATGATAACTATGATACTTCAAGCTTTTACAAATTACTTCTGTCATAAAAGTTTAGGCTATGCAAATTTTATAGGTAATAATGTATCTAATAATATTTGGTGGTTGGCTTATTTAAATTTTGGAGAGGGATGGCATAATAACCATCACTGTTATCCTCATAAGTATACTAATAAAGTTAAATGGTGGGAACTAGATTTAGCGGGTAATTTTATTAGTTGGGTAAAACAATGATTGAATTAAAACAAAATAGAATATGGTCTGATAGTTTATCTACTATTTTAGGATTAGATAAACCTTGGAATGAGATAGAAAAACCTTTGCAAAAGTTTATTTGTTTTGGTGAAGGTGGTGATAGTGGAGGTGGTGATAGTTCAGATGATGATCCATCTGTTCCTCCTTCTGTTTATAGTCCTTCTGGACCAAGTGGTCCTTTAGGTGAGGTTCCAAATAGCACAAGTCAATCAGATGATACTGGGATATCTGATCCAGCTACAGATGCTCAGAGTGGAGTAGAGGGTGGTTTAGGACCAACTACAGATGATCCTTTTGGTGATGATCTATCAGGACTTGATCCGGGTGAAATTGGTCAATATGGACAAGACCCTTTTGGTGGTTTCGATACCACTATAGGTGAAATAATGGACCCATTTGAATTTTTAGGATTTGAATTTGATCAGTTTGGTTTTAGGGGATTTAAACCGGGAGAATTTATAGCAGATATAATTGATGTTGTAAATCCTTTTGCTGGATTTGCAGGTAGAACTATTGCAGACGTTACAGGTATTGCAAATGATTTAGGATTAAATACACAAAATCCTCTAAGTGAAGTAGCATCTTTAGCAGGAAATATTGGTTTAACAGATGTTGCAACAGCTTTCACACCTACTGCACAGGCAATAGATTTAGGTATAGATTCTCTCAAAGGAGGATTAGCTGATATTGCAAATAATTTAGGATTAAATACACAAGATTTTATAAGTGAAGTTCGATCTGTAGCTAATAAGTCTTTAAGTACAATGGGTGTTGATATAGGTCCAGCACCTGCTCAATCTCCTATTTCAGCATCATCTCCACAGACAGTAGATACAACCCCTACAGTTCCTGCTTCTGATCCGGTTGATGACTTTAATTTTAATACTGATGCCGAGCCAGACCCAAAAAGACCTAGAGGTATTGCTAGTGTTTTACGAAACCCATTAGAAGTTAGACCTCAACAAGAGGTTTTACCATCTAATAATAATACAAGTGATTTAAGAAGAATAAGAAGAAGACCATTTGTTTTTACTCCCGGTAGAACTATTGCACAAACAGGTGGGGGTATACAAGATTTAATTGATAAACAACCTACTCTTATTGATGTAGTAAATAAAGGTATGTCAATACCAGAAGAAACAATCCCATCTCAAAGACCTGAACAGTTTATAAAAGGTCAACAACAACCCGATGGGTTAAGATCAACAAACTATTATACTAATGCTATGCAACCAGCATCATTTTATGCACAACCACAGCAGGTAAGGAACTATGGCAGTATTTATTAATAGACAAGCACCACAGAGTGGTGTAGCTTCTCTTCTTGCTCTACAAGGTAGAGGAGGAGATACAGAACTTGTACACATGACAAGACCAGAAGTTAGAAGACTTCAAGAATCTGGTCTAATGTCTATTAATCCTGATACTGGATTGCCTGAGTATTTCTTAGGTGATGTATTTGATACTGTTAAATCTGCTGTTAAAAATTACTTTAAACCAGAAAATATTATTCCTGCTATAGCTTCTATTGCTTTACCTGCTATTGCTGGTCCTGCTTTCTCACAGTTAGGTCTTAGTCCTCTAGCTACTAAGTCTATTTTATCTGGTGCAGGTACAGCATTAGGCTCTTTACCATTTAGAAGTTTAAGTGATTCATTATCTTCTGGTATTGTGTCTGGTGGTTTGCAATACGGTACTGGTAAATTAGCTGAATTTTTAGGACCAAATGATCAGCGTTTAGGAATTAAAGATAGTGATGACTATATAAAAGAGTCAAGGGAAAGACAATATCTTAGAGCTAGAGAATTATCAAAAGCTAGAGCTAAGAGACCATATCTTTTTGGAGGTGATAAAGCCGCCACTAACTTGATTGATTCTGAAGGTTACAGAGTTCCAGATATTGATATTACTGATTATGACGAACTTATACCTCTTGATGATCCGTTGTATAAAGATATTTTAGGAGAAAAAACTGGTTCTTTACCGGGTATACCTGATGCACTTAATAACCGAACAACTGCTGAATTAGCAGCTATTTCAAGTCCAAGTAATGTTTTTAATTTACCTAGCAGGATACTAACAAAAACAAGTAGACCTCTTACTTCTTTAGAAGTATATAATAAAGCACAAGAACAGTTTAAAGATACTAAAAATTTAGGTCCAATAGAAAGCAGGCTGGGTATGGCTGGACTAAATGCTGAACAAATTCCAAGATTAGCTGCAGAAAGACAACTAACTGCTGATTTTTTTGTTCCAGAGGAAGCTTATGCAGGTACAGGAGAAGCAGCATATATTGATAGATTTGCTCCTGCTAAAGCAGCAGCTAGTAAAGATGGTTTACAAGCAGGTTTTAAAGCAATTCCAGACGGATATAGAGACCTTTATGGAGAATTAGATACTGGTGCTATATTTGGAGATTTAGGTAGAGGGTTAGCCTCTGTTGAAGCTACTAGCCTTGTAGATGCTATTGAAGCTCAACGCATGGCAGAGGAAGAAGCTGCACAACAACTTATTAGTCAGGGTATTCCTGCACCTATAGCTCGTAGAAGGGTCTCTGCTCGTAGAAGAGTTGGCGAATTTGGTGGTACTGGTGCTGGTCTTACAGCAGCAGAAGCTAGACGTAGGGCTATTGAAGGTGGAGGCTTTGAGTTCTTTGGTCCCACTCAATTTGTTCCTGCTGCACAGGGAGGGCTTGTTGGTTTAGCTGCTGGTGGTAGCCCAGACTTTGAAGGTATTGTAGCTGGTGATGGACATGGCATGGAAGATAATCAGATAATGGAAATTAAAGGTGGTGGTCTTCTAGCAGTGTCTCCTAAAGAATATGTTGTACCTGCTGATGTTATGGCTATGATTGGGAATGGTAATCCTGATGATGGTGCAGATGAGATGGATGAATTTATCAGTGAATTTAGAAAAGAAAAATATGGTAGAGATATGCAACCTCCAGAGATGGATGGTGGTAAAGCTCTTCAATCATTAATGAGTTAATGGAGAAAATAGAATGGGTGTATTAGCAAATGTTTTTGGTGGGTCAGGACAGTTTGGCGGTGGTCCTACTGCTGTTTCAGCCCGAGCATTAACAAATGAAGGGTTTAATATAACTAAACCTTTTATTCAAGATGTATTAGAAGCGGGTAGGGCGCAGTTCTTTGAAGATGCAACAGACCCAGATACAGGTGATACTGTTCAACAGCTTAGAGCTTTCGATCAGTTTACTGGTCCAAGAATTGCTGACTTTGCTCCTGAACAGCAAGAAGCTTTTACTGGTCTTGCAGCGTTAGGAAGACAGGGACTTGCTTCAACTGACTTAGGTAGATCACCCCAGTTCTTTCAACAGGCTAAAGAAAAAGCTGGGCTTGGATCATTAGGTTTTACTGGTGAAGATTTTGAAAGATTTACACAAGATGTATATCGGCCAGTTATTGATGAAGCTAAAAGAGAAACTGTTAGACAGTTTGAAAGTGTTATTGAACCTAAACTAAGAGCAGAGGCTGTAGGTGCTGGATCATTTGGCGGGTCAAGAGCAGCTATTCTTGAGGCTGAAGCACAAAGAAACTTGCAACGTCAGCTTGATGATATTGAAAGTAAAGGTTTAGCTACAGCTTTTGAACAAGCTCAACGATCTTTTGAAGCTGAAAAGCAAAGACAATTAACGGGTGCTGGATTATTTTCAAGTCTTGGTGAAGCTGTTCCTGCACAAGCTGCAAGAGAACTTGCATTGCTTTCTAGTGTTGGTGAAGCTCAACAAGCCCAAGAACAAGCTGCACTAAATTTAGCTGAGAGAGACTTTATAGAACAAAGAGAGTTTCCACTACGTCAATTACAAGAGTATAATGCTCTTGTAAATGCATATCCATTCTCCCCGTCAACGTATCAGGTTACAACTCAACAAACACCACAACCTAGCTTTGGTCAACAGCTTCTTGGTACACTTGGTACAGGCGTTGGTATCTTTGGTGCCTTGGGTGGCTTTAAGAATAAAGCAGGTGGTCAGGTAGTACCTCGTCAATCTGGTGGACAAATTAGAGGTGGCTTGGCTAGTTTAGAAAGACATCAAAATAATACTAGACAATATAATATTCCAAATGTGAGAATGTATGGTAGACCAGTAGGTATATCAGCACCATCGGGACCAACTCCATTAGAAGCTGAACAAAGAGATAGTAGTATTCGTAATGTAGGTGCTAATTTTTTAGAAAAAATTTCTAGTCTTATTGGTACACCTAGAACTGTTAGAGGTTCAGATTCTTCATTAGCAGCAAGAGCTAAACCTGTTGGTTCTCTTGAAGAGTTAATAGCTGCTCAAGCTACACCAACAGTTCCATTAAGTATAGCTGTTGATCCTCCATCAATAACAGAAGTAGATGAAGGTTTAGGATCAGGTCAAATACCAACTTCTAGAACAGTTGATTATCTTACTCAACAAGAACAAGATATATTTGCACCTTTTGGTTCAACACCTTTGGCGGGTGGAGAAGTAAGTAGAAAAAAATCTTTAGGTGAAGAAGCATTAACTCAAATTGCTGCACCTTTACCGGGTGGCATAGCAGATACAAGACAATTACCTAAAATGATTGATAACAGAGATGTTGTAGGTAGCGATGTACTAGCAGATGATGCAGCTTTTGGTCCGCAAGAATCATCTGAAGTAATTAAAAAAGAAGCTAATATAGAAAAAGCTGCAAATGCAGCTATTAAATCTGCTGAAGTTGAGAAATCTGTTTTAGACCCAAAACAATTAAATAATCTTGTAAATAAAGAGGGAACTCCTTTATCAGATAGTTATGATGAGCTTGATACAGCATTTAGTGACTATCTATCTTTCTTAGAAAAGAAAAAAGGAGAGGGTGCTGAAAGATTATCTGAAGCAGAAGAGGCTAGAGAAGCAAGATTATTTGCAGAATTTGCTGCAACATCAGCTAGGTTTGCTGGTAAAGCTGGACCCGGTGGGGTTCTTGCAAAGCTAAATCAGGCTACACTACCTTCTATTGCAGAACTAAAAAATATACAAAGTGACTTTAGAAAAGAAAGCAGAGCAGCTAAAGATATTGAGGGTGATATCTTAAAAGATAAGCTTAATATTAATTTAGCTAAAACTAAACTTGATATGGAAAGAAGTAAACTTGAATCTGAAAATAATTTAAGATCAGCAAAAGCCCAAGCTGAACGAATAGCAAATAGGTATGGTTTAGATGGTAATGAAGCATATGATAAATTAGTAAAAAGTATAAACGACTTAACAATTGAACCTTTTCAAAAGTTACAGGTATATAATAGATTTACAACTTTATTAAATGAAGGTGTTAATCCAACATCTGCTGTTAATACTGCAAATGCTTTTGCTTTATCTTTAGCAAGGACAGGCAGTAGACGGGGCAAAGAAGCTGGAACTACTCAAGCAACAATAGACGCAGCTAGAGCTAAAATAGGTAAAGCTCAAAAAGCTTCTGATGAACAAGGATAAATATATATGGGCATAAGTTTTAGAACTCAAACCTTTCATGATATTAAAAATAAAATTGCTGGAGATGATGTAGCACCTGAACAAGTTGAAGGTATTATAGAATCTTACGGTGTTAATCCTGATGAGTATTATAAAGAATACGATTCATTTTTTGATAAGTATGAAAAAGGTGAAGTTGATCCAACAGAAGGATTTGGTCCTGCACCTGTAGCCATGTTTACATCTGCTTTAGGTAGAGCAGCTACAGGTGTTGTTGAGCTTGGTGATATGATCTTGCCAGAGTCAGTATCTAGTACTATAGGTAACTTTGCTGATGACATTGGTGCAAATATACCTAATGAAGTTAAAAGAACTTTTCAAGAAACATTTGATCCTTATCATGGAGAGGGCTTAACAGGTGATATCCGTAATATAGGTGCGGAGATTGGATCATATCTTATTCCCTATGCAGGTGCTGCTAAACTAGGCAAGTTAGGAGGACTAGGAAAAATTGGTAGAAATGTTGCAGGTGCTGGTACAGCTAATCTTACTTATTCAGCTTATGAAAGACCAGAAGATAACATAGCTAATATTCTTGTTGACAATGAACTTTTACCAAAAGAATACTTAGATAAAATTAGAAGTCGTACTATTGATCTTGATGATCCAGAAGAACAACAATTTATTGATCAGCTTGTTAATAACTTAGCATTAGAGGGTATTCTTGGAGGCACAATTGTTGGCGGTGCTAAAATTTTAAAATCACTTACTAAAAGTGTTAGTCCTAAAATAAATGAAATTGTACCTTTTAGTAGATATTTAACTGCAACTGGTGGTACAGATGAAACTATGCTTGAGCTTGCGGTTAAAAAAGATGGTGCTGCAAACGCAACATTTACAAAGATAAGAGGATTTAATGAACCTTTAGAAAAGGAATTAAAAGACAAAAATTTGTATAATACTGACTATTTAGAAAATGTAGTCAATAAAGCTTTAGCTGGCGACGAAACTGCAAAGGCTACATTAAGAGCAGACTCTACATTTGCTTCTAATACTGTAGATGAAATGAGAAATGAAATTGATAAGTTGTCTGCTTTTATAAAAGATAATTTTTTAAAAGATGGTAGTGAACTACAAATTAAAATAGATAAAAATATAGGAACATATTTAAATAGATCATATAGAGCTTTTGATGATCCTAATTATAAGTTTGAAGATATACCAGATAATATAAAACAAAGTGCTGCTGCTTATTTAAGAAATGTTGAAGGCATTCCAGAAGAAAATATTGGTGCTGTTTTAAAAGATTTGGTTGCTGGTAGAGGTGGCTCAGAAGCAGAAGGTGTGTTTAAATTTTTAGATAAAATGAGAGAAAGCACAGGTAGTACAAGTAAGTCTACAAGAAAACGTAAAGATATTCCTCCTGAAATTAGAGAACTATGGGGTGAAGTAAAAGACCCATTTAAAAACTTTCAAAATACATTAGAAAAACTTTCTGTATTTAAAGCAGAGTATGAATATCTTGATGGTATTAGAAGGCATCTTGATGCTAATGATTTAGCAAGAGCAGGTGTGCAAGGAATAGGAAGGCGAGTTGTTTCTCCTGAACCAGAGGCCGGACTTAAATCATTAGGTGAAGCTGGTGAAGAAAGATTATCTCGTATTGTTTCAGGTGTAAATAGTGGAGCATTTAAAAATCCATTAGAAGGATTATATGCAAATAAAAATTATCAAAAAATAGTTAAAGATGCTCTTGATCAAGATGGATTCTTTGGAGCTAATCCTAATAGTGTAGTTAGAACATTTTTAAAAGGTAAATCTATTTCACAATTGTCAAAGACTGTTGGTAATCCAGCTACACATTTTAGAAATATGATGGGTAACACAGTACTTATGGCTGCGAATGGCATGGTCTCTGGTGGTAAAGGTTTTAAAGAAGCTGCAGATGCAGTAGGTTCTAAATTTAAAAATGTTAGTTCAAAAGAGTTAGCTGATAATGTAGCTAAATATCAAGAACTTGGAATTATAGATAGTGGTGTTACTGCTAATATTATTAGACAGGTGGCTAGTGATGCGTTTAAACTACAGCCAAATGGTTTAGGTCAAAAGATTTTAAACAGAACTGGTGGCGATAAACTATTCAAATTATACCAAGCAGAAGATGATTATTTTAAAGTTATTCATTTTGAAAAAACTAAAAATTATTTAAAGAAAGCTTTGCCTGATATTAGTGCTGATGAATTAGATAGGCTTGCTGCACAAAGAACAAGAGACTTAATGCCTAACTATAATCTTGTTCCTAGAGGATTTAAAAAACTTAGAGGTGCGCCTGTTGGTGACTTCTTAGCTTTTCCTGCAGAGATGATGCGAGTTACTAAAAATCTAGTAAAATATACTATGCAAGATTTAGCCTCTAATAATCCTAGATTAGTTGCTGAAGGAATGAAAAGACTTGGTGGCATAACTGTTGCTGGAATAGGTGGTGATATGGCAGCGGACTATAGCCAATCCCTCTTTGGTATATCAGATGATCAAAAGAATGCTATTAATGATCTTGTTCCTAGCTACTCAGCCCACTCAGCTAAAATATTTTTAAGTCCATTTAAACTAGCAGGAGGTAATACTGTAGTTGACTATGTTGATCTTGGTCCTCTTGATCCTTTTGAATATTTAAAGATAGGTGGCAGAACATTGCATAGGGCTGTAGATAAACTATATTCTGATGGTCAAGAGTTTACAACAGATGATGCGGCTAAATTAACATTGCAATTATCTGATCAAATGCTTGGTCCATTTTTAGGAACATCTATGATTACAGAAGGATTTTTAGATGCTCTAGGTGGAGGTCAAGATTTTGAAACTCCTACAGAAATAGGAGATACTTTTAAAAATATAGCTATAGGATCAGCAGAATTATTTGAACCGGGCTTTGTTAAATTTTTAAGAAATAGACTTGCTTTTCAACAAGCTAAAGCTAAAGAATTAGGTGAAGAAGGGATTACACTTAACTCATTTTTATCTGATCCAACTGGAACTGAAGTTTCTAAATATGGATACTCCACACCTACTGGTGGGCTAGTATCTGGTGCTGCAGGTGTTACGGGATATGATGGTCTTGAAGAATTTTTTGGATTAAGAAAATCTAGACTTGATCTTACTCAAGGTATGAGAAGGAATATTCTTCCTGTTGTACAGGACATTCAAAATTCTAGTAGATATGTAAATCAAAGCCTTAGTTCTTATGAAGCTCAAACTCCTGATCAAGTATATGATGCTTATGTAAAAGGACAACAACAAAAGCTTTCAAAGTTTAGAAAGTTACAGTCTACGCTAGATGCTTATGGAGACATTCTGCAAGAAGATTTTAGGACTGGACTTAATAGAGGTTTAACACAACAATTTAGTAGAGACTTACCATCTGGTGCAGAAAGACTTATTAATGCTGCTGATGCTAATATGTTTATTCCAGATGGTATCAGTGAAACTTTAGGAGGTAGAGTAAGGTTTGTTACTGGTGCGCCTCTACCTATTGAAGATATAAATAGAGTTTACCAACAGCTATATGGCACTGCTATTAGAGAGGAATAAAATGTCTAATTGGAAATACTTTACTCATGACGAACTTGTTTGTAAGGGAACAGGTGAGTATGGAATGGATGATAACTTCATGCATAAGTTAGATAATTTAAGGGAAGAGATTGGCAGACCTCTTATTATAACATCTGCTTATCGTCACCCGGCTCATAACAGTGCTATAGGTGGCGCTCCTAACTCTTCACATACACAAGGAAGAGCGGTAGACATACAGTGTATGGGTAAACTTGCTTATGATATAATACAATTAGCTTTCAAACATGGTATGACAGGTATTGGTGTTGCTCAACGAGGAAACCATGATTCAAGATTTATACATATTGACGATTTGTCTAATCAAGAATCTAATAGTAGACCTTGGGTATGGAGCTATAAGTAATGGAACTAGATGTTAGAATGTTGTTTCAACTTGGTGCTGTCATAGCTTCTTTATCAGGAGCATGGGCCTTGGTACGTTCACAGGTTGCTACTCTAAAATCTGGTCAAGAAGAAATTAAAAAACATATAGATGAATTAAATAGAGAGTTAGATACAGCCGAACAAAATGTTTCAGTTCTTCGTCAACAAATTGGAGTTTTATCTGACATACTTAGTCCAAATAATTTAGCTATAGAAAATAAAAGAAAAGGTACTGTTGCTGCTGAGATAAAACAATTAAAAGACGAAGTGTCTAAATTAGCTCACATGCACAACGGAAAACATCCCCCTGTAGAAAAGGAGAAATAAAATTATTTATGAGCTTATAGAAACTACGCAGTTCTTTTTCTCAAAAATGATTTCTCTCAAGGCTAAACCACCTTAGTCAAAGGTACACTTAGCCATAATCTTATCAACCTCTTCCTTACCTAAAACTTGTAAGCATCCTACTATCATTGTTACAAGTTCGTCTTTACCTACACTCTTACCTGTATCAGCAGTGTTGCCTCTAACTCTTGATAATAGCTCAAGAGCTTTAATAGCACTGTTGACATGGCCTTGTCCTTTAGCAAACTCATATTGCTTTTCAATCTCTGATACAACATCTACTGTTGTCCTCAGTTCTCTTGATAACTCTTCAATTCTTTCTTTAACAGCTTCTTCTTGGAGCAGTCTATAACCTTGGTTATATGCTGACCTATCAGAGTACCCTGCTGTCTTTGCTGCATCTGTAGCATTGTGATTAAGTACATATGCTTGTGCAAATTTTTCTTGTTTTTCATTTAACATAATATTGTATAATCCCGTTTGCTAAAATAGCTAATGATACAGAGTTAATCATAAGCAATGCCCTGTCATTCCATATCATAGATACAACAAGCCAGCCAGTTAATCCTATAAAATGAAACATTAAATTATATGGGTATATGTTATTAGCAGAGAGTAGCACTCCTATTACAACGAAGAGGGATGCTACCCATTTAATGTACCAATCTTTAGTGTGTGTTGGTGTAACTTTAGTTATCATATTACATTATTCATCTAGACATATTGTTTCTAGCTACACCTTTAGCCTTCTCGTATGAACGGGCTGCCCCCAATCCGAGTAATGCCATAACAAGCCCCGTAAGCTCTTCAGTGCCTAGCTCTGGAAGTGTAACTACAGGATACCATATAGCCAAACCCCATGATGCCATTGGTGCTAGGATATACTGCCATGCCAAAGCAAAGGCACATATCCACATGATAGCAGGTCTAGCTCCCGCAACGAAAATAGAATCATGTTTGGCTTGTTCTAGATTTGTTTGTGCTTGAAGAGTATCTAGATTAATTAATTGTGATTGAAGCTCTGCGTTAAGTTTAGTTTTTAAATCTTTGTCTTCTACAAATTTATCTAAGACTTTACCCGCAACGCCGATAACTGATTCTGCAATTCCTAGCATTGTATCCTCCTATAAGTCTAGTACTTGGTGATAGTGTTTTAATTGATGTACTGGTGATAGCTCCCAGCATGCAGCTACCAAAGTATTTTCTCCATGAAAATTAATCTTCATATCAACATCTTCTTTTGAAAATAGTTTTTCACAGTCCTGTGCCATCGCAATAAGCTCTCCAGTTGTCCAGAACTCTTGCTCTTTAACACCAACCTTTAGATACTTTGGTTTTCCATCTTCCATCTTTTGATCTTTATCTTCATCTGGTGGCTCTGGCATAGAGCAATCATATCCAAATAAATGAAACTTTCTAAAGCCAAGAGTGTGCATGATACCTATTGACCTCATAGCTGCACAGGTTCCACCTGTAATCATAGTAGCACCTTCTTGTATACCTAGCTCTTCATTAACTTTAACAGCATTATTAACTAGCTGATCTTTTTGATTCTCTTGTAGTGATTGTGTAAATGCATGCCATCCAATAATGTTATTTGTCTTTTCTTTAATTAGCTTAACAATAGAAGGATCAGTCATAGATGCTGGCATAAAGATAGTTTGTGGATCAATGTCTTTAAACAAATCTTTACGAACTACTCCATGTGTACTTAGTCCTTCAATGGGTCTTGGATCAAGGATAACACAGGCCCAAGGCTGAATCTTTTGTTTAAGTAGAGTAGGATAAGAATGTTTAACGCATACTACCTTAGTGCGTAGCGGTCCCTCCATATCAATAATAGACCTTACCTTATCCCAATCAGTGCTATCCCCACCTGATATTAGAACAGCTACCTCGTCATTAGGTGATGCTCTTCCAATCCATTTATTAATAAGCTTAGTATTCTCTTTAACATTGTTCTGTATATCTTCTTTAGGCATACAATCTCTTGGTTGGATAACAATTGGTATAGCGTCAAAGTTTTCTGGTATGTCTGGTATGTTATCATTATTGATAACGACAGCTAGGTGTGTGATACCACCCTCTACAATCCTGTCTTTTGATGGTAGGATTTTTTTACGACCTTCAAACTTTTCAATAATTTTATTTACACCATAGAACTCTTCGCCGGGATCGTTGCCGTTCTCATCTTTAGTTACATAGTCATCAAATACAATTACGTCACATTCCTTTAGCATCTCGTAGTCATGGTTTACTGTATCTTCAGAGTGTCCTCCATCAATATAAGCAAAGTCTGCTTTTGTATTTTTAAGAGTTTCTTTTGTGTCACCCTTGATAAGAGTAAAGTTAAAAGTTTTACCTTGGCTTTTCATAGCTTCAGTAAACTCATCTAGCCTAGCAGTCACTGCTTCAATGCTGTTGTGTGCTTTACTGTTAAGCTCTTCTTTATCAAGCTCTTCTGTAGCATCCTCAAATAAATCATATCCTGTATAGGTTACTTCATCAACATGCAGGAATGCTGACATAGCCATTTCAATAGCCCTACCACCATTCCAAGTTCCTGTTTCTACAATTGTGTTAGGTTTGTAGGTATCAACCATTTTATTAAGTTGTTTATATCTGGCTGGACCTGTTACATCAGGAGCTACTTCATATGTTTTATCTTTCTTTTTACCCTTCTTGTGCTTAACATAAGAACCCAGTGGAAATAATTCAAAGGCTTGTTTACCTTCCGTCATACTCTTAATATCTAGATCACCTGTCCAATCATGAAACTTTAGACCATGTGCTTTGTAGATTGTTAGTAGTCGTTCAAAGATAAAACCATCATGCCACTCTCTGTAGTGCAGCAGTTCGCCTGAAAGATATGCCCCCAGAAAATCACCTAGAAAATCTATAGGTGGTTGGCTTTCTAGATTAAGCCCAATAAAAGAAGTCTCACTATAAGTAAAGTTCTTTCTACCTAAGTGTACAAGATCACTACCTTTCGGTAGGCTTTGTAAAAGATTATATCTACTAAGAGGTCTAACTGCTACTGTGTCTGCGTCTAGCCACACAAGCCATCCCGGCTTCTCAACTGTTTCGCAAAGACCAAAGGCACAGTCTGTAATAGCAAAGACTTTGTGACAAAACTTAATAGCGTCTAATCTAAAAGTATATTGGGACTTACCACCCATTGTACCATCATACTCTTTAAACCTTTCTCTAAATTCAATCAGTTCACTTAGATCATTAAGGTTTCGATATTCAATATGTCTGCACTCTGGTAGGTCTTTTGTTGTAATATCAAAGTCATGATAATAAGCTACAACTTTAATCTCTGGTTCCCAGTTTTCTGCAATAGACCATATCATCTCTTTTGCATAGGTATCCCAGCCATCCTCTGAAAAGGAAGTTACTACTGTTACATTTTTAAACATATGTTTTTTCCCATTTAATTTGTTTTTCCTTTCCAAGAGATTCTTCTAATACGATAGCATCATGAAGAGTCTCCCATTCTAATGCGTATTTAGCATCAGATCGTTTGCTAGGTTTCCAATCTTTAAACCAAGGACCACCTGTAGTAAAGTGTACATTCTTTGCTTCAATTGCATCATTAGAATAACCATCTAACCAATTCCATGCTGCAGGTAGATCACCTATGTCACTATTTTCTAGCCATTGAAAGTTATGAAGATACCATCCATTCTTTAAATTAACATCATCAATTGTAAAATTTTTATGTCTTTCATGACTGCAGTTCCACAGTACAAAAGAAGACCAGTTCTTTCTGCTATAGTGTGTTTGTATTTGTCCGTCCATCTTTAGGGCTACCGTAGGACTGTAATCATGTTTAACACACCAGATAGCTTTTTGTTTTGATCGTTGGGGGATTTCAAACACCTCCATAATATCTGATCTCACCAACATATCACAGTCCATAAAAAGTGCAAGACCTCTATGCATTTGTAAAAATGGTACAAGGAATCTTGTAAAACTAAAATCTGTAGAGAAAGGTTTTTTATCTAAAGAATCATATTTAATATTATCTTTTACAAAGTGTGTTCGTCTATAAAAATTAATATCTCTTAGTCTTCCCTGTTGTAGAGGTATAATATTTACAGGCGCAGTAGTATGATCTAAAATTGATTCTTGTAATACCTTATATGCAACTTCTTCTTTACTATCATACCCAATATAAATAGTAGGTATATTATTTGTCATCTAAAGTTACCTCATAAATTGTACCTATATTTTCTACAACAGCACCAGCATCTTCAAAGATTTTATTCCATCCAGTTCTTGTTGAGAAAAATTCTACACAATCACAATTGTTATGCAATGCATAATGTTTCAGCGCAGCAATCATCGGCTCTTTCCACTCACCCATGTTGTTATCTATAGCACTCATATAACCCCAGAATAAACTTCTCTTTTCTGGGTAGTCTGTAATAGCTGTACAGTAAGCTGCTTGTATACCATTTTCACTTTTATAAATCCAAACTTCTAATAAATCATTTTTAAGTTTAGTATAGAGAAGTTCAAGACTATCTCGACCAGAGCCTTGCTCTGCTATTACCTTATTAAATAGTATACTTAGGTCAGGCCAGAAAATATCAAACACTTCTTTATCTAGTTTAAGAAATCTCTTTGTCACTTTCCTTGTCCTTTATATTTTTTCCATGCTCTTCGTTTAGATTTATTAGTTGGTCTAGAGAGCGGTGATTTACCTACACTAGTTTTCTTTTTTGTTGGATAGGTTTCTAAAACTTTTTTATTTATATCTTTAGACATCAGAGTGGGGAGAACATTTCTGCCCTCCCCCTTTCCTTTCTAGTTAATTGTTAGAAGTTTTGATTTCTTTTCTTCTGGTAGCTCATACGCTAGTTGCACTTCAAGAATGCCGTTCTCTAGTGTTACATTTGTAACTTCCATATAGGGAGATAGTTTAAATTCTTTTGAAAATCCTCTTGCTGCTATACCGTCATAAAGTTCTTCAGCATTGTCACCAATATTTTTAAATGACGAGCCATCTGAAGATATAGATAAAGTTTCAGAATCTTTAAGCTCTACTTTAATATCTTTTTTTTCATAGCCAGCTACAGTCATCTGTAAATAATATTTATTTCCTTCTTTTGTAATACGATGTGGAGGAAATGTTTGACCTTTACGAGCGCCATAGTTCATGGCTTCTAAGTCTTCCATTAACTTGTTTAAACCTATACTGTGATTAAAAATAAAATCTGTAAACATTGTTATCTCCTTTTAGCAAGATGTTGCGGGAACCCATTAAGGCATTCCCGCTTAGTATATAACATATTTTTTTATTTTTGTCAAGCTTTTTTTTGGCACTCTCGGCAGGACTTGAACCTGCAACCTACAGATTAGAAGTCTGTTGCTCTATCCAGTTGAGCTACGAGAGTATATATTATTCATGTTCCCCACCGGGATCACCATCTTGGTAAGTTATTCTTTTACCATTGTACCATTGATATCTACTTCTAGAAGGTGTGTGATATTTTTTAATAAAGTCAAAACTTGTAGGACTTCTTCTTGCTGCCTCAAAAGTACTGACTGTTATGACAATAGCAGCTATTAAAACAGTATGTGCGACAAGTGTATAACCAAAGAAGAGTAAATCGCCTATCATTATAGAAAATGTAATGCACCACATCCATGCTAGTGTTTGTAGTACAAGATGTCTTACTTGCATATCGGTTATATTTTTTAGTGGGTTAGCATTAGCATTCATAATACCATTCCATGAATCGAATATAAATTGTCTCATCTTAAAGTCTCTGTTGCTTCTGGATCAAATAAACTATCACCATAAAGTTTTTGATTGTATATCTTTTTGTAGTTTTGAGCAAGCATAAGAAGCTCATCTGGAGTTGCATTAGACATAAGTTGATTAGCTCTCCAACTTACCCATTGTACATTTCCTTTTATATATCCTTTACTGCTATCAATTCTATCTAACGATGGAGTGTTAGGATGCTTGTGAGAACTCTGCCAATCTAATGGTATATTTAACAGAGGACACATATTATTTTTTGGATATATACTTTTTAAGTATTCTATTGTTAAATTAAATTCAAGATTCTTTTTTTTGCTTCTCGACTTTACTATCGACAATTTTCCCACAAATGATTGACCCCAATTTTTTTTATATTCTTTCATACGTTTTTTAACTTCAGGTCTTGATTCGTATTCTTTTTTACGTTCTTTAACTTCAGGTTTTGAATTATATTTTTTGTCGTATTCTTTTTTATATTTTTTATATTTAGGTGTTGAGCGATATTCTTTGTTGTATTCTTTTTTATTAAACACCACACACTCCTCCTGTACCTGCTATCTCACAGATATCATGTGTTTGAATGTTCTCTTCAAACTCTTCACCAAGCTTATCGACAGCTTCTTTGTAGGGTACAACAGTTAAAGGTTGACCTCCTCGACTACCGTCAGGGTAGCAGGTGAATCCTCTAAGTCTGTGTGCATACTTAGCAAGGGTATTAGCAAAGGGAACAACAAGGTCTTCATTGTTATCTTTTGATCCCCAAGTAGGTAGATTAATTGTACTGGAGATAGACATATCGACATACTCTTGAATGTTTGCCTGAAAAGAAAGTCTACGTTCGTAGTCTGTAGCTAAATCTATAGCTGATTCAATCGAGTCAGGATCAGCATCATACAACTCAATCATCTCTTGAGCAGCACTGTCAACCACATATTGGTAATGCCACCTACGGTTCTTGAGATACCTACGTTTGTAAGCTACAGCAAAGATAGGCTCTACTCCTGTAGAAGTACCAGCAATGATACCAATAGTTCCTGTAGGTGCTACTGCTCTCTTTGCTACCGGACGAGAGACGCCTAATAAATCAGAGAACTCATCAGAAACTTTATCAGATTCTGATTTGTAAATCTTCAACCAACGATGCATCTCTTCTGTTGTCTCGTATTTACTGCCTCGTTGTATCAACCACTCATGCAGTCCCATCAAACCTAAACCAAGACGGCGGTTCTTTTCTCTTGTTTTATAAACCTTTTCGTAGGGAAGTTGCGCTCGTAGAGTACCACATATTAAAAATTTAGTAGCTAACTCAACCACAGAGCGTAGCTGCTCAACGCCATCAATCCTAGCAAAGTTAAGACTACCCAAGTTACAGACATCGGAATCATCTTCTGATGTAACCTCTGTGCATGCATTTCGCAGTGTCTCTTTTTCTTTATCAAAGAAGTTGAAACTAAATCCCGGTTCTGCAGTTGATAAAGCTTGCCGTACATTAGTAATAAAGACATCCCCAAGTTCTCCTGTATTCCAATAATTTAACAGCCATTCAGTGTCATAGTTTACACTTATATTTGTCATATCTAAAGGTGCAGGAAAATTAAAGTCATCTTGTTTAATATCAAACAAGGACTGTCCCGTTGTACCAACAGGCATATCTTTCCAATTCTTTGCAGAAAGAAACTTATAAACATCTTCATGTTTCCAATTAAGACTAGCATAGATAGCAGACCTACGACTACCACCTTGCATGACCCTTCGGCCAATTTCATTGATCATCTGCATCTTAGGTAGAGGACCACTGGAGATACCACCAGTACCTCCTAGAGTTTTACCCTCTGCTCTGTACACAGAATAGTCGGCACCAATGCCACCACCTGTCATCAGACAGGACTCAGATTTCCATGAGAGATTAGCCCAATCTTCTCTAGTGTCTTCTTCACAATTAAGAAGATAACAATTATTAAAAAACTTTTTATCTCTACCTGCATAATAAAGGTAGCGACCTCCCGGCAAAAACCGTAGGTCTGCAATGTGACTGACAAGCTCATCCTTCTCAGGCTTACTCATATATTCTTGACACACATCTTCTACTAAAGTAGCTGCAAGTTCATGCATGGTTTCAGCACCAGCATGTGCGTACTTTGTATAAAAGATATCTTCAGAAAACTTTGATCTAAACTGTGGATTTTTATTAGATTTAAACATTCACTTCCCCTATGGTTTTTCGTTGTAGACTAATTCTAAAATAAGCTCTGCATAATGGATCACCTTTCTAATATCTTGTGATCCAGAACCTTTCTTTCTATGACGAGTAATGTACTTAACAATGTTACCTTCAAAAAAGTCTAGCTCATTGCTATGTATATACTCAACAGGTTGTACTTTACAATCTTTGTAATGATCACCACCAACTTGTTTTGATGTAGCCTCCTGTTCGTCCACTTCTTTCTGTCTCCTTTTAATGTAGCTATTAAAATCTTCTTTAAATTTAGTCATGAAAATGCCTCAACATTTGTTGTCTTAACACTTCTTTGTTATTAGATAATGTAATTTTTCTTGCAAAATTTCTTACTGTACCAGAATCTAATCCAGCTAAATCACAAACCATTTCAAAGTTATCCACAACTGATACTATAGTTGAGAAGAACCATGCCATAGCTTCTTCCCTTGCACCCTTATGATGCTTAGTGTTATACTCTTCTTCACTGCAAATGTCAATAAGAGCTTGCAGTATAACACCATTAAAAAGCTCTGCATTAGGATCAGTAGCTTCTTCTATAGGATCATAGACGTATAACTTTTCTTTATTTTCTATGTAATTTAATAAGATATTCCGCATCTAAAACTGCCAGTGGTTTTTTGTTGTTCTTTTTTATAAAGAGTACAGGTTCATACTTACCTGAGTTTGTCTCTGCTTGATTGTATGCATCCCATACATTTAATCTTTCTTGATTCTTACATTCAATGGAGAAGGGAAACTTCTGGCGAGCCATCTGTGCCATGATTAAGTCCTCACCAGAAGCTCCCATACTCCTACTCTCTATGTCCTCTTCATTTATAGAAAGTATATCTATCAGCTTGTCTCTCACCCACTGCTGAAATCTTCTACCCTTTGCTTTGGCACTTTGGGTTTTCACTTAATTTCCTCCACATTTGGAACTGTTGTAACTTGTGTGAGATATACAGGACCAGATGCATAATTAAACTGGCGAAGCCCTTGACCATTGTTAGAATCAGCCCAACAGATACGCTTATAATCGCAGTACCTGCAACCAATGGCAAGCTGGCGATTACCAGACTTGTTGAAAGGAACGTCTTCATAACATTTAGACGGGGGTTCTTTATTCTCCAAGGATTTTTTAATGTCTGTAATCGTAGTTTCGACATCATCAAACTCCATCTGATGTAATGGTAATAGGGTTAGCTCACCACTTTGTTTATCAATAGCTAAGAATGCTGCTTCCTTTTCATTGTTTGCTTTTGCATAAGCAGAGAGTTGACTAATGTAACCAAACGGATCGTTACTAGATAGTGTTCCATCTTTAAACTTTTTAAATGCATAAGCTGATGCACTCTTAACATCTACTGTAACACCATCAATCTTACAATCTTTATGTCCTACTACACCGCCTATCTTAACTCTCTTCTGTTGCTCTGTTACAGAGTGTCCTGAAACAAAAGAAAGAAACAACAAAAGTTCTTCTATCATATGACCATATATAAACTTAATATAGTCATGAGGTTTAAGTGTGCTTTCTCCTTCCGCTTTAGTAAGCTGATACCAAAGTTGTCTCTTTGGTTTGCCTACATTTGATAATCGTAATGTAGCAGGTCTTTTTTCTTTTCGTTCTTCAAGAGATTTAATCAAAAGATTTGCTATATTTCTGCCAGCTTTTTTAGCTGCTTTCTCTATATCATCTTTTGATCTTCTACTCTCATGATTCTCAGAAAAAAGATCATAAATATCCTCTACTAAAGTAGTTATATTTTCCATAGATGGTTAGGACAGGACTCCGAAGAGTCCTGCCCATCTCCATTAGTTAGAGGGGAACGGGATATCGTCTTCCGAAGAAGCGTATCCACCAGAGACAGGAGTAAAATCCGAACCTCCTGCCTGTTGATACTCAACCAAGTCTACTACTTGGAGAGCTACAAGGTCGGCACCGACTCCCGTCTTATTACCGAACTTCCAATCATAAGCCCGATACTTAACATTAACGAGGGAGCCGTTTCCAATAAGGGTATTATGCATGGGGGAATTATTGGAATCAACGACCTTTGGTGCAGTGTTTACTCCACCATCATTACGCCTGACCTTACGCTTGATCTGGACGTAATCTCCTTTCTCGTCACCCTTGTTACGGATGGCGACACCATCTGCTTCTAGAGTGGCTTTAGCCTCATCGTCTAGATTACAGACATTAACTTCCCACACACCATCAGCATCAAAGGTGGTGTTAGGGGCTACGACAGATGCCCAAAAGGCAGTACCAGAAATGATATTGTGTTTATAATCAGCCATGTTATGCTCCTTTAGCTTGCTGCTGCTTCATTCAAACGATAACGAGTGTAACTACCACCCTCTGGTAGTTTAGCTGTAACAGTATCAATAGGATAACCTTTGCTACGAAGATCAGAAATAGTAGCTGTAAGGTTCTCACACCATCCCCGTTGGATAGCGGTCTTACGGGTTACTCTCATGCCCTTCTTCAGAGCGCCTAGTACTTTCATTTCACAGTTCGACATAAATATAATCTCCTTTCATGTCTGTTTCAATATAATGTTTATAACATACTTATTTTATAATGTCAAGAACTTTAATGCGTCTCTGCCCAATTTTTTCCTACTTTAAATTCAGAGTCCAGTGGGCATTTAAGATCATATATATCTTGGACTTCTTTAATAGCAGTGTTAGTGATCTCACCAAACTTTTCTGTGTCAACATTGGCAACCTCAAATTGGTACTCGTCATGAACACTGGCTACAAGCTTTGCATCTACTCCTGACTCTTGTATTTTATCAATCATTTGAACGAGCCATTGTTTACATATCACCGCACCTGATCCTTGTATCAAGGTATTGAGAGATGCATGTGGTGATCTAATGTGTAACAGCCGTCCATCTAGTCCTCGGATCATGCCAGATTCAGAAGCTTCTGTCAACTTCTTTTTTAATAAATTAAATTTAGGCATGTTACTCATAAACTTACTGATTAAATTTTCTCCTGTCTTAGAATCTCCTCCTACAATTAATCCAATCTTTGCGGCACCTGCTCCATACATAAGTGCATAGATAAATGTCTTTGCCTGATCCCTATTTTGTAACCCAGCCATCTTTTGATTGGCTGTATGTACATCACCATTTAAAATCTCATTAACAAAGTTTTGATCATCCATGAAATGAGCAAGTCCTCTTAACTCTAATCCTGAAGCGTCAGTACCAACAAGACTATGTGTCTCTGGGTTCTGAACAGTCCAACAGGACCGACACTCTTTACCAAAGGGAGAGTACACTGCAGGTACTTGAGCCATGTTAGGTGATGTATGTGCCATACGTCCTGTAACAGTTCGTAGCGTTAGCACTCTACCATGTACTCTTCCATCAGTCTTAACAGCTTCTACCCATGAAGCTATTTGAGTATGACGTTTCTGTAGTAGTAGATATTCAGATATTAATTTAGCTTCATCCATATCAATTGTACTTAATACATCTTCATCTACAATCACATTACCCTTATCAGTTTTCTTTGTAGGTTCCCATCCTAACTCCATCAGTCTCTCACCGATCTGCTTTCGAGATGCTGGATTAAACGGTTCAATAATATCTTTTAAAGGTTTACCGCTTCTCTTGTGTACTCGACCAGTGGTTACAATGGGAGGGAATACCTCTTGTAACTGATTATAAATATTTTGTGATCTATCTTGCAAAGATGCCATAAAGGTAGTTGCATATGGAATATCCAGATAAAAACCAAAGTTCTCTTGATCATTAATGATCTTTCTTATCCGGTGTTCTAGATCAATACTTCTTTTAGAAAACTTAGAACCTTCTTTCTTCAGATAGTTATACAGTTTATATGTTATATTAACATCTTGTTTGCAATACTCTAACATATCTTCAGTGTAGTAATCAAAGCTTTCTACACTTCCTTTCGGAAAATTAAACCGTTCGCCCCATGACTCTAGTGAGTGTCCACCATCTCTCATGGGGTTGAACAGTTGTGATAGTATCAATGTATCTAAGATACTATTATCTTTAATCTCTGTACCACAAAGTTTATTAAGCATAGGTGCATCAAAAGATAAACCATTGTGCATAATAAACTGTGATACATTTCTTGCAAAGTTAGGAAACCTTGCTCGGCATTCGTCACCCTTGAAAACGTAGGGCTTCTTACCGTCGATGTCATACGCCACTATACAGTGGACATTGGTTGCTTCGTTTAAAAGCCCATTAGTTTCTATATCAAGGATGCATTTCATAATGTAATAAGTTCAGCCTTTTCAGTTGGAACAATAAAGAAGTATTCTCCTTTGGATACAAACCTGTTGGGAACCTCCTTTAGTTCACAGTCATCTAGTATATTACTATCAATTTTCCAAGCAGATGTAAAGCTTTTATTAAAGATAAGAAAACATAAATCTTTTTCCTTATTCTTTGCATACTCAATAAGTCTCCGCTTGCGCTCACTCAATTGAATATCTTTCCAGTGCTTGGGCCACTCGCCGTCCCACACTAGCTTGACCTCAACCTCTGTGAGATACTGCTTGCCGTCTTTGGAGCTACGAATATCTACCTTCATATCTTCTTTGGTAGATGTAATTCTATGTCCAATAGACTTTAAGTATTTTTTGCCAGCATCTACACTCTTTTGATTTACCATATTGTATAGCTGCCTGTCAAACTTTTTCTTTACTCTAGTAGTTGTCAAAACCTTCCTCCTCGTCATCCTCATTTACATCAAAGGGGTTGGATATCTCAGACATCCTACCACTATCTTTGTCGTAATACAAGTAGGTAGCAATGCCAGTATCACCTGTGTACCTGTTCTTTAGAATGCGAACCACAGTGGTATTGGCAAGCGTCTCGTCTTCTTCTTGTTGGTTTCTCTCCAAGGCTATCACACCATCACTTAGATGAGCAATGCTCTGGCTACCTCTGAGGTGTGCAAGAGATACCTCTCGTCCATCTTCATGACCTTTATCGCCTGATGCTCTACGAAGGTGAGATACCAACAACAAACCAACTCCTGTCTCCTCTACGAGAGATCGAAGCTTTGTCATTAGAATATCAATAGATCGACGTTCATCACCATCCTCTTGTCCAGAAACAAGGATCGACAGGTGATCAAGAATAATCCATTTACAATCAAGAGCCTTTGCCATAAAGCGCACTCGATTCAGTATCTCGTCGTTAGAGATAGAACCGAAGTGATCGAAGGCAAAGAAACGTCCTGTACCTACGGTAGCATTCTGCCACTTTTGTAGCTGATCAATAGAGAAAGTATCCCGCACCTCTTTGATGTATAGTCGTTGACTTGCCTCAACAGACATGATGTTTAGCGCAGTGTTACGAATGCTCTCTTCTAAAGCAAGAACACCGATGTTATCGGTAGAGGTTTTCATAATATGATGCATTAACTCTCGAATGATACTGCTCTTACCCATACCTGAACCTGAAGTAAAAGTTAGTAACTCACCAGTACGCATACCGTATATCTTTTTATTGAGTCCCGTCCAAGGATAAGGTACTGTCTCACAGAAGTCTTCTTCATACAGTGTATCTCCAAGGGCATCAAGATTAATAATACCTGCAGGGGTATATGGCTCTGCTGCCCACCATGTGCGAACAAAGCTTTCTTGATTTCCAGTTCGTAGATAATCAGATGCATCCTTGAACTGACTAAGATTAACAATCTTACATTTGTGTGGCTCAAACAAGCCAGCAACTTTCTCTGCTGCCTTATGTCCAGCAGCATCATTATCAAAGCAGATAATAATATTTTCAAAAGAATTAAGATAGTCAAAACTTTTCTTGCAGTCTGCCAGTGCAGAGCTAGAAGACTTGACTGACACACAAGGCCACTTGCTGCCAAACATTTGGTATGCCGCCATAGCGTCAAGCTCGCCCTCAGTAATGGTAATATATTTACCTTTAGCAGAGAACTTGTTGCGACCAAACAGTACAGCGCCAGACATATTACCTTCAGATAAAAAGCCTTTGTTTTGTACGGTACGAATCTTTGTAGCTATCTGCGTATTGGAGTCATCGTAATACGGGTAGATATGCTTGAAGATTGTGCCGTTGTTGGTAAGAGTGGTTACGTTGTAAGCCTTACAAGTATCGGCAGATATCTTACGATCTGGTATACCAGTGATCTGACCGCTTGATAGATTAGATGTATAAACATTTTTGATGGGCGACTGTGCCGCTTCCATGTTATCCTCACTTCCGAAAGTTTCACAAGAAAAACACCATGTAGTACCGTCATCGTAGACTGCATTGGCATCCGACGATCCACAGTGATCACATGATGTATGTCGTACAAATTTAGCGTTAGTTCGTTCCATATTATCTCCTCTATTTAATCCCCATACAGTTCGTAGAACTTACTGTATGGGTATTAAATAGTATGTCTCATCGGGATCATATCCCAAGTGACGTACCATGTCAACTCGTTCTTCAATAAATTCTTCAGCTTCTTTTTTACTTTGAAATGATAATGACTTTTCTAAGTCATCATTACCTGCTACTTGAACTAGCCATCTATCAGTCATTTGTTAATGCCTTCCATGAAGTTGGGTATAAAGTTAAACAAATTTCATTCCATTGAGATGCTATCTCTTGGATTTCTTTTTGTGCATGGGGATCACTTCTTAAATTGTAGGCTCTTGCCCATGCATATAAAGAGCCAGTTACATAATAACTTGTGTACATAGATTGTGGTAACACCATCCTAGCTTGCTCTGGGCAGACACCTTTGCGTAGTAGCTCTTCGTATGTCCATAAAGAATTTTTTATAGAAAGTTTATAGATGTCCACCATAGGTGGGGGTCTTTCTCCCACAGGGTTTATATCAATTGTCTCTTCACTGCTACCCTGCTTTGCATTATTTGCTTTAGCTCTCCATGCGTCCGGTGTATAAATCTTTGGAGTGTCATTAACGTAGCGCCGACTGACTTCATTATAACTAAAGCCTATAGTATGTTTAAATCTTTGACGGGCTACAAAGATAGGTACAGTCTCTCTCATTGTAATAGTGCAATGAGTAAAGGGTGTGAAGTGATTATGCTTTGCAAGATACTTTATTAACTTTATATCTTTTTCTGTAAGCAAATGTTCTATAGGCCCAGCGGGAGTTATATTTTCCCACTCACTTTCTTTATCAAAAGAAACTCTAGCTGCATTAACTACAGTTAGATCGTCACCCATAGAATTAATAAGTTCGATCTTCACCTGCTTCCTCCTCTTCTACTTCAATGAGTGTATCTACAAAAAACTTTTTATCAGCCATGATCTCATCTGTCTCCTGACTAGCCAATCGCCTAGCCTCTTTAATATCATACCCTTCTTGTTGATACTCTTTTACAAGTCCTTTGTAAATACTTTTTCTATCTCTGTCCCATAAGTTCTTAGCCATCTTCTACTCCATAAAATATGTGTTGACCTAAAACCATTAATTTTTTATAAGGCCAGTTAGGGTTAATGTAAACTGCATGATAATATAATGCTGTATTAAGGTGATGTAGCCTAGCTCCTTCCATAGCAAAGGATGCTACTTGATAAGATTCCCGCAGGGCATATTCATCTAAAAAACTTTCTGGTTTGCCATCGCAGTAATAACTAAACTGACATTTATCTCTAACAGGATTACCTTTCCAATATTTTCCTTGATGTACAACATCACAAATGTTTGACGGGAAGGAAGGATGATCTACTCTATTCATAATAACTGTAGCAACTGCTAACATTCCAGAGAATAACTCACCTCTTGCCTCAAAGTATAATGCTTCTGCCATGCAGTCTAACTGTTTATCATATTCTAAATCTTCAGATTTAGCAACAGTAGATTTAAATAACACAAGAATAATAAATCCTATTATAAATATTCTCATGAAGCTATTGCTCCTATTAAATAAAAACTACCTATAATAACTACTTTAATTATCATTAGTTCTATAATCATTGTATACCTACTTTAGTTTAATTACTGATAGTTGTTCTAAAAGATTTTCGCAACTTTCTAACTTAGCTTTTAAATATTCTATTTGTTTTCTTAACTCCACATTATCTTTATATTGTGTATAAAGTTGTTTGTTAAGTTCTTTAATTTCTATTTTAGCTAATTCTAATTCACTTAACATCTCCAATAAATTCCTTTGATATTTTTTCTTTTAATAGTGATAAAGATAAAGCTAATGTAAATAACTGTTCGTTTTTACTATGTTTATCTACCATAATATCATTAGCTAAATCTATTAAGTCATTGATATCACATAATATTTCAGGAATAAATCCTGTATTATACTCAGTCATTCTTTTCTCTTCTGCATTAATTAGTCCTTGTAAAGTTATCCTCATTCTTAAAGGATCAATGTGTCTAATCTCTTGATTAGATAATTCTTTTACTAAAAACTTTAGATTAGTGAGTAGTTGAAAAGTCATCTGTAAATCCTGAGTCTGGGAAATCATCACCAATTAATTCTTCAAGCAACATAAGACTTGAATTAATTTCTGTATATAATTCTGAAAAATCTTTTTCAGATATCAAATTATTATGTGTAGAAGTTTTAACATAATCTAGGACTAAATCATCTAAAGAAAGTTTACAGATAGTTTTAATACTATCACTAGTATTAAGATATACAGCAATATATAAACCATCCGTATGAATTTCAATCTGTGCATTTATTTTTCCTAAATCTAATTTAGTTTCAAGCATAGTTATTTATCCTTTTCATTAGGGTATTCAACGCTTTCACCATATTGTTTTAATGCAGTTATAAAATGTGAATGATCCATTAGAACATTCAACAAAGATTGACGAGGAACTTTAATATCTTTTGCATTCTTACGAGCTTTATCTACTGCCTGATGCAAGATATCAAAGTCCTCGTCTGTAGTATATAGTTTCATTACGCCGCTTCTAATTCTTTAAAAGCTTTAGAACGTAACCAACCCTGCACTCTTTCCTGCCTCTTATACAAGGTATCAGAAGAACCAGATCGAGTAACAGGGAAACGGTTATCATTATGACTAGCATAATGCGTAAGTGCAGAAACAAAAGCAAAGACATTACTGCCTCTTACCTCTCGTTCATCAATAAACTGTGACCACAACTTCGTTGCTAAACGATTGGGCTTGTACTCTTCAGAGCCAGTAAACTTTTCTAAAACTTCTGCAACTTTTTCTGGATCAACTTTTGTATCTGCCCATCGCTGATACTGGTCGGCAATCTCATGATACTTTGCCATGCTTTGTTCAAAAGCTAATACAAAGTCATCTGAATCAAAGCTAGATGTATGACGTTTAGTAAATTTATCATAACTACCAGTGATCATTCCGTTGGTACAGAATACATCAATCTCTCCAGCATACAAGGTCATACCATGCTTACCATCGTATCCATTCTTAAAAATATATCGAAGCATCAGATTAGTACGATGACCACTGGATGTTTCAATAGCTTTTGCAAGTTCAGGAAAACGATACTCTGACCAAGTGATAAGCCCACTTTTACGATAGCCCATTGTATCATTAATCTCTACGCTCTCCAGCACAGCGGGATCAAAGTAATTAATCATAGCCTTTTGAAGAGGCATGAGAACTTCTTCGTTCTCCACTGTCCGATAGCCGTCACCCACAATACTAAGGTATTCTCCGGTGTCCTGCTTTCGCAGCATTCGTTTGCCTTTAGCGGGTGTTCTTGTCCAGCTACCAACAACAGGCTCTTCGTCTACCTTGAAAAATACTTCTCGGTCAGTGTTGTAGAATTGGTCTAGCATTTTCTTTCTCTTCCTTTTCAAGTTGTTCTAATCTTTCTTCTATTTTTTTCTTTTCATACCTGTCATAAATGGAGCCACCCACCGACATGATTGTCAGTGGAAGGCACCCATTCAAGATAACTAATATAAAAAGAAAAGTCAAGCCTTTCATTTTTTCTTTTTCTTTTTTACTCCGTATTGGTATTCGTTCTCAGTGAGAACATCCTCGACCACCCACACCGGGCGATCAAGGAACTTATTCCCACTTTCCATGATCTCTTCATAGAGATCATTGTCGAGAGAGGAAGCCATAACCTGCTTCCACTTGTTTACCATGCCGTCACTGCGACGGCGATATTCTATTTTCATAGAATTATCCTCCATAGTTTTTAAGTATGTCGATCCAATACAGGTTCACATCTGATACAGAATGTGGGTTCAATCCCTCCTCCAACATATCTACTCGCACTTGATCTTCCATAGTCCAAGTTCCTTTTGCTTCAAGCACAGCAGAACGTATTGAAGTGAAGTCGTAAACTTCGCAGTAACTTTCCATTAGTCTAACCCCAGTAGTGATTGAGTATACATAGTAAGTAGTACCATGCAGAAGGATAACGCTATAACAATAAACAGATTTTTATACATCTTTGTACCAATCTTCCATGTCAGTCATAAAAGTATTTATATCCATCAGTGAGATGTCTCTTACGTCTTCGACGTTAGCGACAAGGCAAATGTAAGCAGCAGTCTCAGAGTCGATCTGAGAATACCTATTGTATGGTTGATTGGCAATCATATTTTCCACTCCCATTCTATGTTAGATCGAAATTCTTCAAGTCCCTTTGCAAGTTCTGCCATAAGGCTTGGTATTTCACAAGCACTAACAACAATAAAGTTTTCACCATCCCGAAGGTAGACTGTTCCAGTTCCGGTATCAGTAACTTCAGCTTTAAGCATACTCGTTCTCCAAAATTTCGTTTACTTCCATAGCAAGATCATGCACTCCGGTATGTCCAAAGTCAAGAATTAATTCTGCATGTGCCTTACTATCTCGGTCGCTAAGTCCCCAAGTCTTGATTGTATTAATCAAAACTTCTTCAAGCTTATGATATACTTGTCCTTGGATGTCATCAATCATTCCATTTCCTCTAGTCGTTTGAGTGTAACCCTCTCCGCAACCTCTTCAATCCAAGGAAGATAGGCATGCGGATGCTTTTCAAGAAGTTCATTCAGAACTTCTTCAAAAAGATTTTCCCGAAGGATATCGTTAGCCTTGTGGCTCATAAATCACTCCATTTCTGGGCTTTGCCCACTACAGTAATCTCACTCTCTGTTTCAATCCAAACATGGGCACCACAAGACAAAGGTTTATCAGGATTATAAACTATCCTACATGGCCCATCAATAATAATATCTTTAGCATAGATATTATCTTTGCTTGTCTTGCAAGTTAGTGGCGGCTTTCTTGTATCATTCTTGCGATTATCTCGAATGATGTGTTGGTTCACATGAATAATCTTTTTCATAGCTGCTTCTTTCGTTCGACTCCAGTCCAAGTATATTCTATGTCAGATGATACATCTGTCCATTCGTAGTCATACATCTCAGCAGCTTCGTCTTCGGCCTCCTCTTTTAAAATTATTGCTATTTCATTAGACAACGGGATGGGACTATCTTTTACAATAGTTACTTTTTGTACCATTGTCCGGTATACTGTTACTTCGTACTCCATTGCCTTTCTCCAGATAATTACTGCTATATATAGTTCGTAAGAACTCCACTATATATAACAGTAATTACCTCCAGATTGTTTGTGTTTAGGTTTCCGAATGTAAGTCTTCTTAGACTTAACAACCTGCCGCTTGAACTGTGGCAAGCTCAAGGCATGCGCCTCAATCCTTCTTTGTTTTATTTTTTTCATAGCCTTTCTCCATTGTTAGAGTGCGGATGGTGCTACTTGCTACGCAGCATAACCTTCACAAATAGCCCCTAACGGCTCCCGTAGCCGACAAGATTTGCTTCGCACTTGCGTCTGACGTTGTTTTGCAAATGTCACTTTGCTTCGATCAAAGATGTCGCTCACCTTCTAGCCATTGACAAAATGGCATGTCAAAATTATTTATGTATGATAGAGACATTATTATACTACAGGATGCTGCCGTTAGGCAACACCCCGTAGCAAATAAAGTTAATCTCTAACTTCAGAAACTAAATTCTGAAGCAACGCTTCCCGACCTTCAGCCATCTCTTGCTCTTTCTTATTTACTAATGCTTGGCTTAGTGCCAGCATTACTGTAGGAATTTGGGAGGGAGAAAGAATAATGGCTGAGTCATTACTCTCCTCCATGTAAACAGTCCCACCTTCGGAGACTGTAAGATCGAGAAGTGCAGTACGAAATTTATCCATGATAACCTCCAGTTAATTAACTATCTATCTGCTTCTATAGAAGCTAAGTAGATAGATATTAATTAGTGTTTGGGATAGCTGATAAAGTCTATCGACTTATCCCAGCAAGCCTTGCAAGGTCCACAAGCATTGCCTCGCTTGCTTGCTCCACATTCAAAGCCTTTCGGATCGACTTTGTAAAAGACTTGTGATGCATGGTCAAAGCTAGGCTTGTCACCATTAATCATCGATGCCGACACTCTAATGATTAAATTATCGGGAATTGGTTTGCTGTATTGTTTTACAATACCCCTTTCCTGTGTTGGGAGCCAGTGTTTAATCTGTGGTGTAGCTTTAGCTACCTGACAGATAGCATCCAGCATTTCAACAGACTGTAAGTCTCCGCTATCGAACCAGCGGTGAAAGCCATCGAAGCAGTATCGTTCGATCTGAAAAGCCATAGCTTTAATCCAATCCTTCGGATCAGATTGTTCCCACTTGGCAAGGTTAGTTTTCCAGCCTTGATCGACCGAAGGTCGTAGCTTCTGAATCTTTCTTGCATAGCAAGAGAAGCATGGTGTTCCTTCGATCTTTGCAAGTTTATCACCAACTTTGCAAGCAAAGGCATCAATCGCAAAGGTGGTGCTACCCATCTTTGTATTTTTGGTGCTGATAACACCGAAGGTCTTCGCATCTTTAACCAGCATAATCTTCCCCTTTGATTTCATCAATATAGTAGATGACACAGCCGAGTACTCCAGCAAAACCGTCTAGCGTTTTGCCAAAGTCTAAATTTACAATAGCACCTCCAGCTTGTAAAGCTGTTTTCCATTCACCATCCTCTTTCAGAGCTATCTCAGAAAGGACAACTTTATCTCCCTCTCTATGTTGGGCTATGGATATTTCATAGCCTTTATAGGTAAGTCGTATGTTATTGCGATCCATGCCTTTCTCCTCAGATAATTAATCATCTGCTAGGTTCGTAAGAACTTACCTAGCAGATATTTAATTAGCCGACGTTATGGGCAACTCTGACCTTGCCCTTCCGGTTATTCTCATAAATGAACCGTAGGCCACTAGTAGGACGGCGCACAGTAGCATTGCTACCACCATCGAAGACTGACACCGAAGCATAGGGGATATCTAAGCGATATCCACTATTCAGGCGATGGAAGCCGTAGTTGTAGTTCCCTTTCGGGTTTACCCGGATCGAAGTCTTTACTGTCTTTTTAGCCATCGGCTATCTCCTTTGCAAAGTTAATGGTGATTTCTAGTGAAGGCTCACCACACCTACCAGCGTCTTAATTTTTAGGGCGTTACTGGCTTAACCGGGACAATCCCTCGCCCTGCAGAGACTAGGCTTTATGCCTAGCCTCCACACCTTCCGGCAATGCCGAAGCATTGTGGATTACCTTAAAGCTACCCGAAGGGTGGAGGATACGGATTGGCTTGCCGTCCTCCTTTGCCTTTTGGAAGGCTTCCCAGCCGTCCCGCAATTTCATCCAGCGGGTGCCAGAAAAGGATTGGGTAATTTTTTCAGTACGCTTTGCCATGATATTCTCCTATCGTTGGCGGTTGGTAAAAGATAATTAATCATATCCCTGTATCGCAAGATACTCTACAGGGATATTATTAATTACCCGCAGAATTTCAACAACCATTTTGGACATGGCAACCGATAGTGGTTGAGTGAACAAACCAACAGGTCACTTTGACCTGTCTTTGCAAAGTCAATAAGATCGCACACCATGTTCTTAATCATTAGACATCTCCTTTGTTGGCTGGTTAAGATAATTAATACCCTACAGGGTTCGTAAGAACTTACCCTGTAGGATATTAATTAACCTCAGAAGCAACCATCTAAGGTCGCTTCCACTTCCTGCAAATCACAACAAGTTGTGATGTGATTGCCAGTGGAGTTCTCAAAGATATCAAACCCGCCACCACCAGCACTGACCGAAACGGTCACATCAAGGTCAGCAAACTCGGCATTCAACAATTCAATTTTACTCATCTCAACCTCCAGTTTTAATTAATCATCTTATAGTATCGTAAGATACTCTACTATAAGATTATTAATTAGTTTCTCGGCTCACAGGCATGAACTAAAAACCAAATGGCCGAAAGGGGGATTACTGTCAGGAATGTGATATCCATCACAATCCAACCAAACAAAACACCTTCGGTGGCTACCTTCAGCATGCAGAGTAGGAACAACATAGTTGATACCATAAATCCAAATAAAGCTATTGCTTTCATTGTGTTTCTCCAGTTTAATTAATCATCTTCTTAGTTCGTAAGAACTCACTAAGAAGATTATTAATTAGTTCATCATAGCTTGTCAAGCCCTTCATCAAGGGCTGGTCGATTTTCATCAGCAGTGACATAAATGTCACACCAAACAGATTGTCGATAACCTATTGTTTTATAAGTTATTTATCACTCTCTGCTTTCAAAGAAAGCTAAGTAGAGAGTAATAAATAAACTCTTAGTCTATGACTAAAATGTCACAGTCAAGCTAAATCTTACAGATTTACAGAGAACTTTGTAGTTTTTTTCAAAGAAAAAGCATTCTTTTTTGCCAGACTGTCAAAGTCTAAAAGACTTTGTAGACCCCCACCCGCAAAAACGCATGCATGTGTATATATATAAAACAGACCCCTCAAATATTTACCAAAAATACCAAGGTAACTCATCAAGGATATTGTTGCATTAATATCACACCTATAATTTTTTTTAATCGGGGGCTTGCATAGTATTTAAAAATAGTGTATAATAGTCTATACAGATTACAGAGAAACAGAACAAACATATTTTAAATAATAACTTTAATAATTAATTTTAATAACAATAACAAAAGGTTAAATATGAGTTTAGAAGAAGGTATGGAAGAATCTATAGAGAACTCTATAGATACACTAGCGACACTAAGTACATTTCTAGATGATCTTGTGTTACAAACAAGTAAGATGGACTTTATTTCCTTTGTTCGTCTTGTTGCCCCTACAGTTGTGTCTGATTGGAAGATGGGGAGACATATTAAAATTCTCTCTGACAAACTTCAAAAGGTTCAGGATGGTGAGATCAAAAGGTTAATGGTCTTTTTACCACCTCGTAGTAGCAAGTCAGTCATTTGTTCCAAGATATTTCCAGCATGGTATATAGGTAATAATCCTCAACATGAGATACTGACGATATCTCATAGTGATCAACTTGCCTCAGACTTCGGTAGGTCTGTAAGAGATATTGTAAACACAGAACAGTTCCAAGATATTTTTCCCGGTGTTACATTACGGAGTGATGTACGGGCGGCGGGTAAATGGAAAACAAATCTTAATGGTACATACTATGCTGCTGGTGTTCGATCACAGATTGCAGGACGGGGAGCGCATATAGCAATCTTGGATGATGCTATGTCGGAAGAGGACAGCTTTTCAGAAGCTGGTCGTAGGTATATTAAAGAATGGTATCCTGCTGGTTTGCGTACTCGTATTATGCCCGGTGGTTCTATAGTGATTATTAACACAAGATACCATCATGATGATTTATGTGGATGGTTACTGAAGCAGGAAGAAGTAATGGATATGGAAAGTACATATCCTTGGGAGGTTGTAAAGATACCTGCTTGGATTGACGAAGAAGCTTCAGAGTTACTTGATTTACCTGTAGGTAGTTCTTATTTTCCTGAATGGAAACCCGACGAAGTATTACGAGTAGATGAAGAAGAGATTATTGCAAGCAATGGTTCAAGGTATTGGGAATCATTATATATGCAGAATCCTACACCAGAAGAAGGTGGGATTATAAAAAAGAGGTGGGTTGAACGGTGGGATTATGATGACCCGCCGTCCTGTGACTTTATTATTCAAACATTTGATACAGCCTTTTCTACAAAGACAACTGCTGACTTCACAGTTATTCAGACATGGGGAATATTTGACATGCCTGAAGAAGACTATGATGGGCGGGAGCTTTGGGGAAGTAATCTTATTTTGTTAGGAAGTACAAGAGGTAAGTTTGAATATCCTGATTTGAGAAGGATATCACAGGAACTATATAATGAGTACAGACCTGATGTTTGTATTATTGAAAAGAAAGCAAGTGGTCAATCTCTGATACAGGATTTAAGACGTAGTGGTTTGCCTGTAATGGAGTACACACCAGATAAGGACAAGGTATCTAGAGTGTATGCAGCTAGTCCTATGCTGGAGTCTGGACGAGTTTGGCTACCATCTAATAAGCGATGGGCAGACGAATTAATGGAGGAACTTATTACATTTCCGCATGGGCGTCATGATGACCAAGTAGATGCTCTTGTTATGGCTGTGCATTACATGAAGGAGTCATGGCGGCTAGGACATCCAGATGATCCAAACTGGGAAGATGATGTAAACCCCCGGCGTCAAAAAAGAGTAGGATATTGGAGGACTTAATATAGAGTTAGCGGGTACAACTGTAGCTGATTATGTATTTATTTCAAGATAAGGGTTGCATAAAGAGATTTTTAGTGATATAATAGTGCCATGTTTCAATTTGAAAATAATATTAATTATTCTTTAATCCGACCCAAATATGAAGATTATCGATGTAAAAAGAAAGACTGTACTTGTTCCATATCTGAAATGTGTAGGGGTAGATGGAATAAATATGCAAAAGATTTATCACAACATATCTATTTAAAGTTTAAGGATACTTATAAAAATGGCGACTGAAAGAAATCCATACGATAAGATACCATCTGCTGAAGTTATTCAGATACCAGATCAGGGAGCCAATATTGAAATTGGTGAAACAGTATCCTTTGATATTGAAGAGGATGGTGGTGTTGTTGTTAGTTTTGAAAATGAATTTGAATATGAAGAAAAGACAGATATTAAAGAATGGTTTGAAAATCTTGCAGAAGATATAGAAGATTTTGACTTAGTAAGAATAGCTGAAGGTGTATATGATAGATATGATGCTGATTTAAATTCAAGATCAGAATGGGAATCAATGTTTGAAAGAGGCTTTGATCTTCTTGGATTAAAGCTTGAAGATACATCAGAACCATTTGAGGGTGCCTGTACTGCTGTGCATCCTTTGTTGGTAGAGTCTGCTGTTAAGTTTCAATCAAAAGCTATTTCTGAATTGTTCCCACCTGCAGGACCAGTTAAGTCTCAAGTTCTAGGAACAAGTAACTTTCAAAAAGATCAACAGGCTCAAAGAGTTCAAGAGTTTATGAACTATCAGCTTACAGAGCAAATGCCTGAATACTTTGATGAGTTTGAGCGGATGTTGTTCCATCTGCCGTTGATTGGGTCCGCATTTAAAAAAGTTTACTATGATGCATCACTTGAAAGACCTGTAGCAGAGTTTGTTCCTATTGATCAATTCTATGTATCATACTATGCTAGTGATCTAAGAAAAGCAGATAGATACACTCATATTATTTATAGAAGTCCGCATGATTTAATGAGAGAGATTCGTTCTGGAATGTATTTGGATATTGAGTTGCCAGATGCATATGTCCCAAGTCCTACACCTATATCATCTAAGATTGATACTGTTATGGGAATGTCCCAAACAGGTGAAGATGATCCACAATATGTTTTGCTTGAACAACATTGTTATTTAGAACTTGAGTCTGATCCAGAATATTCTGAAGGTGTTGCTCTTCCTTATATTGTTACTGTTGAAGAGCAGTCTCGTCAGATACTAAGTATTCGTAGAAACTATCGACCTGATGATCCTACAAGAGAAAAGATTATGCATTTTGTGCATTATCGCTTTGTACCGGGCTTTGGTTTCTATGGGTTAGGGCTGATCCATTTCCTTGGCAATCTTACACTGACTGCAACTGCAGCTATGAGAGCCTTGGTTGATGCGGGTCAGTTCTCGAACTTACCGGGAGGATTTAAAGCAAAGGGTGTGAGGATTGTTGGTGATAACGATCCAATTGCACCGGGCGAGTTCAAAGAAGTTGAAGCAACTGGTATGGACCTTTCTAAGTCTATTGTTCCTTTGCCATATAAGGAGCCTTCCTCGACCCTGTTCCAGATGCTAAACTTTGTTACAGCCACAGGACAGAAGTTTGCTGATAGTACCGAACAGGTTGTATCAGATGCTTCTTCATATGGGCCTGTGGGTACAACGATGGCTCTTCTTGAAGCGTCTAGTAAGTTCTTTAGTGCAATCCACAAAAGACTTCACAAGTCTCAGAAAGATGAGTTTAAGATACTAGCAAAAATAAACTACGACTATTTGCCAAATGAATATCCTTTTGATGTACCGGGCATGTCCCAGAAAATTCTCAAAAGAGATTTTGATGGTAGAATAGATGTTATTCCTGTTAGTGATCCAAACATCCCGTCAAATGCTCACCGGATGATGTTGGCTCAGATGGCACTACAATTAGCCCAGCAATCTCCTCCCGGTATGTTCAACCTAGAAGCACTAAACAGAACAATTCTTGATGCGGCAAATATGCCAAATCTAGATCAAATATTACCTCCTAAGAAAGAACCTAAACCGCTTGACCCTTTATCTGATATTGCGGCAGCTACAAGAGGACTACCAATTGCAGCTTTCCCCGGTCAAAATCATGATGCTCATATTCAAGTAAAGATGGCTTTCCTGCAAGACCCAATGAATGGAAAGAATCCAGCAATGCAACGAGTTGTACCTGTGTTGCAATCAAATATTCAAGAACATATTATTATGAAGTATCAAGAGCAGGTAACTGGAGTTGCACAAAATATTGTGGGTAACCTGCCACCAGAGCAACAACAAATGCCTAATATTATGGAAGTTGCTATGGCTCAAGCGGCATCTCAAGTTCAAAATGCTAACCAAGCTATGGGTCAGCAACAAAGTCCTGAAGCACAAATGGTTGATCTTGAAAAAGCAAGATTGCAGATTGAACAACAAAAACTTCAACTTGATACTATGAAGAATGCTTCAGAGGCTTCTCTTAAAAATAGAGAACTTGACATTGAAGAAACAGAAGTTGCACTTAAAGCAATACAAGATGGACAGCAACAATTAATTAAATCTGAAGAAAAAGAAAAAGACAGAATTAATAAACAAACAATGAAAGCTGTAGATACTCTTGTAGATGCTGCAACTGAAGAAGCTCGACTACAAAATGCTCAACAACTAAAAGCTATGGACCTTCTTGGTAAACTAACACAGATATCAGAAGGAAGAGAATCTACAGAAAATATAGAAGGATTAAGAGCTTTAATGAAAGTTATTGAAACTGCTATAAGTAAAGGAGAGTAGTATGAAAGAAAAAATAAAATCTATGTTTGGAAAATGTAAATGTAGTATTTGTATTAAAACAATTTGTGCTGCAATTATTGGTGTTATAGTAGGGGCTGTAATTTTCTAATGAATTTATGGGACGAAATTGTAGTATCTTTAAATGAACAGATGGATCATATAAAGACAAACCTAGCAGAAAATGGAGTTAGCGACTACGCAAGTTATAGGGAATTAGTAGGGTTTTATCAAGGGTTAGCATGGGCCAGAAATGATTTAACCAAAATTGTAAAAACAAGATATCATGATGAAGAAGGAGAATAACCATGCAGCAAGCTGCTTTGAATAAAGCAATTAAAAATGATCAATGGATTAGCGGCAATGAAGATGATGTAGCTGATCCCTCACCTCTACCTACAATTCCCGGTTTTAATATTTTAATTCGTCCAGTATCTATTAAATCAAAAACAAAGGGTGGTATTCTTTTGCCTGACTCTACAGTAGATGATATGACATATCTTACTACGGTAGGTAAAGTTTTGGCTGTGGGTGAGCTTGCCTACGAAGATAAAGAAAAGTTTTCTACAGGTGCTTGGTGTGAGCCGGGTGACTATGTGTGTTATGGTAAGCATGCTGGTGTAAAAATGATTTATAAAGGAGTAAAGCTTATTCTTTTGTATGACGATCAAATTATGCTAAAGGTAGAAAACCCAAAGGATTTAGACCCTACATTTAATTTATCTAACTAAGGGGTTGCCTAAACGCAAAAAATAGTGTATAATATAGTTATTCGTAAAACGTCTGTGTCGAATCAGCCGAAAGGAAAGAAAGTAAATGGAAGAAAATAATGACGAATGGGGTGACGTTACTATCCCAGAAAAGGTAGAGTATGAAATTGAAGAAGATACTCCACCTCCTGCAAAACAAGCAGAGCCTGAAGTTAAAGCAGAAGCTCCTAAGAAAGAAGAAATAAAAGAGCTTGACGGTATTGAAACGAATGGCGCACAAAAAAGAATTAGGCAATTAGTAAAGCAGCGTAAAGAACGAGAAGAACAAATAGAGGCTTTGCTACAAGAAAAGAAAGAACTACAAGAAAGACTTTCGAGCCAAGAACAAAGTTTTGTTGACACTCAAAAAACAACTACAAATATGAGTGAGCAACAGTTAAATGATAAAGTTGCGTTGGCTAAGTCTGCATATCTAGATGCTTATAATTCTGGTGACGGAGAAAAAGTTCTTCAAACACTAGAAGTTCTTCAAAGAAGTCAACTTGATTTAGATAACTTGAGTAAGCAAAAAGCTGCTCTAGATAATTATACTAAAGCAAAAGAAGAAGAAGCTAAGAAACAAGCAGAACAACCACAACAGCAACAACCCGCTCAAAGAACTCCTGATCCTAGAGCAGAAGAATGGGCGGCAGAAAATGAATGGTTTGGTAAGGATAGTGTTATGACAGCTTCAGCCCTTGCTATTGATGCAGAGCTAAAGCAAATGGGATACGATCCTGACGAAGAAGATTTTTATACGGAAATTAATCGTAGACTACGAACTGAATTTCCACACAAGTTTACTGACCAAGAGGTGAGTGAAGATAATCGTTCGCAGCAGACGGCACCTGCTGCTCAAGTGGTCGCTGGAGCTTCCCGGTCGCCAGCAACATCTAGCAAGAAGATTAAACTTTCACAAGAAGATGTTCGACTTGCAAATAAATGGAATATTCCACTTGAAGTATATGCCGCTGAAAAATTAAAAGTTGATAGTTCAGATGGTGATTACACAGACATAACATTTGGCCGAGGGAGTTAAGACATGAACACACGGAAGAGCGAGGTACGTTCAGCCAGTACAAGAGAACAGAAAACTAGAGAAGAAACCGAATGGACATATGAAGAGCCTAATGCGCTAGACATTCCAGATCAAGTCATGAATAGAATGGCAAACGAAGGAATGTCACTACGTTGGATTCGTATACATCTAAAAGGCGCAGATGACTACCAGAATGTTGGTAAGAAAATGGCAGAAGGATGGACATGGGTTACTCCAGAAGAAGTTCCAGAGATGGCAATATCTTCAGTCGTACAGGAGAATGGGCGATATAGCGGAACAGTCTGTCGTGGGGATTTAGCGTTGGCTAAGATGCCAACAGGTAAGCTAGAAGCTCGTAAAAGGTATTATGAGAATAAGAGTCAGCAGTTGATGAATGCAGTTAATGCACAACTGGAGAATGCCTCTGATTCTAGAATGCCTATTAGTAATAACAGTAGGTCCACAGTAACTAGAGGGCGAAGACCAAACTTCCAAGAATAGTTAGTGTGGGTCATGGGATAATCAGAGAGGAGTGACATTATGTCTACTACTAAAAACCTTAGAGGTTTCCTTCCTGCCCGCAAACGTGGTTCTGGTACTAACTCCACAGGTTTCGATGAACTGCCGATTGCATCTGGTGATGCAAGAAGCATGTTCTGTGGTGATCTAATCAAGACGAGCCTTGGAAATGTAGAACCTGTCTCTGCAGACGCCGACTTTGCTGACGGTGTTTTCATGGGGTGCCACTATGTAGCGAACGGGGAACCCAAATATAGCAAGTATTGGCCCGCTAATACGAGTGCTACTGATATTAAAGCTTTTGTTGATACGAGTCCATCGTCCACCTATTTTATTCAAGCAGATGCTTCGGTATCTTCGGGGGATATTAATACGGTGAACTTCGGTCTTACTCTTGGAACGGGTAGCACTTTTACCGGACAGTCTGGTTTTGGTGTTAAAGCGGCTACAAGAAATACCACTATTCTTCCTGTAAGAGCTATTGGTGTTCTTGATGAGCCGGGCAATGATATTACTATTGCTACGGAAAGAGCCTTCCCAGTTCTGGAAGTTCGTATCGTTAAGCATGTGGACGCTAAGTTGTCCTCACCATCAGGCATTTAATAGGGGAGTTTGAATCATGGCTATTAATAGAGCTAGTATTGCAAAAGAACTTCTCCCCGGTCTGAATGCTGTATTTGGACTAGAATATGGAGAAGTCGATAATGAGCATGAACCTCTTTTTGAGGTTGAAAACTCAGACAGAGCTTTTGAAGAAGAAGTTCTGTTCACAGGCTTCGGCACTGCACCTGTGAAGGGTGAAGGTGCTGCAGTTACTTACGATGAAGCAAGTGAAAGTTATGTTGCTCGTTATGTCAACGAAACGATTTCCCTTGCCTTTGCGGTAACGGAAGAAGCTATGGAAGATAATTTGTATGACACCTTTGCTAAGTTGAGAGCTAAAGCTCTTGCGAGAGCAATGGGTAATACGAAGCAGGTTAAAGCTGCTGATATCTTCAACAACGGTTTCACTGATGCTGCTGCCTATCATGGCGGCGACGGTGAGCCTCTTTTCAGTAATGCCCATCCGACTGTCGATGGCACTCAGTCCAACCTCCTAACTGCTGCAGACCTTTCGTTTGCTTCGTTGGAAGCTGGCCTTACTGCCATTCAAAAGATTACGGATGATAGAGGCATTCTTGTAGGTGGTTCGGGAGTTTCACTGCATGTTGCGCCAGATAACTGGGCAACGTCGAACTCTCTACTTAATTCAACCCTGATTCCTGCGTCTGGTACGGTTTCCGCTCTTGGTGGATCACAAGCCGCTACCAACCCGTCAGGATGGAACGATGTCAACTCGATTCAGAGTATGTCGATGCTTCCGAAGGGTTGCTTTATCAATCGTCGCTTTACGGACACTGATGCTTGGTTTGTTAGAACGAATGTTCCTAACGGACCTAAGATGTTTGTTAGAGCGCCACTTCAGACGAAGATGGAGCCAGACTTCGATACTGGTAATCTTCGCTTCAAGGCCAGAGAGCGTTATAGCTTTGGTTGGTCTGATTGGAGAGGTTACTTCGGTAACGCTGGTGGATCGTAAGATAAGAACTAGGAGAGGGGAGAAATCCTCTCTCCTCCTTCTTTGGGAGATTTAAATGTCGAATATTAGAATAGGACAAGTAACTGGTGGTGCTGGTGGAAATGGTATATTTGTAGATGCTATTTCAAGTGTAACTGTTACAGATACTCGTATCCAAGTTTATAGTTTTGCTGTATCTGCTGCATCTGAATTAGTTGTTGGTGATCAGAATGGTCCCAAGATAAAACATGCTGCACTTGGTACAAATGTAATGGATAATGTTTATATTAATGATACAGGTGTAAAATGCACTGGTAAGGTTTCTCTGGCTGGCGCAAGTAATGCTGGTAAATTTTATATTTATTATGGATAAATAGATGCCTTCTTATAGTGAACTTGTATCTGATATTAGAAATACATCTGAAAATGATTCGCAGGATTTTACTGATCAAATTCCTGTTATTATTAATAAGGCAGAATTTCGTCTTATTAAAGAATTAGATGATGTCGCACTAAATCAAATTACATCTGTTACAACAAGTGTTAATAATCCACTTGTTTCTCTTGCATCAGATACAAGAATAATTAGAAATATTAATATTAAAGTTTCAGGTTCAAAAATTAATTTGTTACAAAGAAGCCAAGAGTATGTAAATGACTATTGGCCTTTTGTTTCTTCATCTGTTGGCGAACCTAAGTATTATGCAATGCGGAGTAATACGCAGATTTATCTTGCCCCCACTCCTGCCTCTGCATATGACACAGAAGTTGTTTATGTGGCTAGACCTGCTGCTTTAACATCTGCTGCACCAAACAATTATTTTTCAGATTTTTGTTATGATGCTCTTTTTTATGCATCAATGGTGGAAGCATCTTTATTTAATAAAAGTTTTAATACTGTACCAGCATGGCAAGCTGAACTTAAAGCTTCAATTGATGGTCTTCGTAATCAAGCTAGAAGAGCTAGGCAAGATAATATGGAGCTTAATTCAAGCCCGGCAGGTAGTGCTAACACAATTATTCAAGGAAGTAGTTAGGAGGGAACTATGCCACTTATTAACAATAAAAAGTATTCTTATGATAAAGCTGGATTTGATCGTTATAAAGAAGAGCGTATGGATGCTGTAGCTCGTCCAACTGGAAAAGGTTATGGAGCAGCTAGAAAAGGTCCAGCAGCAGAGGGTGATTCTATTCAGTTTGAAAAAGTTGTCATTGACAACAAAGAATATGATTACTCGGTATAAGGAATAGTATCATGGCTAAAGCAAAAAGTTTAGTAAAAAAGAAAAGAGGCAGAAAAGGTAAAGGTCGTAAGGCTATTTCTCCTGAAATAAAAGCTAAAGCAAAAGCTGCTGGTTTTACTTCTGTTAAGAAATGGGAAGAGTCTGGAAAGCCGGGACCAAAAACAAGACGGAAGACAGGAACTGCTAAAAGAAAAGATACCGAAATGCCGAAAGGTAAAAGAGGTAGAGAAATTGCCGCACTTAAAAGAGCTTCTGATATGGAAAGCATGGGAGAAATGTCTCCTGCTATGCCTAGAAGAAGAAATGTTGAAGGTGTAGCTGAAGGTCCAAATAGACCTGCTCTTTCTAAAGTAGAGCTTCCTAAAATGTCTAAAAGACAAACTAGACAACGTAGAGCAATGGGACTTATTGATCCTGCCACTAAAAGAAATATTGGTGAGTTTAGTGACGAGGTTGGTAATATTGCAGAAGCAATGGGTTTAAATGCTAGAGGTGCTATTGATAAAAGTGAAATAGATGAGCTAGTAGAAAGTGGCTTGCTTAGAATAAAGAAAAAAGGTGGACAAATTAGCTATAAGAAAAAAGGTGGTCCTGTAGGTGTTGGTAAAGCTCTTAGTGGCTATGGAAAAGTAAGGAGCTAATATTATGTCTAAAGGAAAAATTTTTAAACCAACAGCTAAAAGAAAACGTAAAAATAAACCTGCTGATGTAGCTAGAAAATTAGAAGCTAGATCAATGGTTGATACTGCTAATTATCCCGGTATGAGAGATGTAGAAACTGGTAAAGCTGGTAAAGTTACAGTTGGTGAATCTTCTTATTTACAAGAAATAGGTGCTAAATCAGCAAGAAAAAGAAAAAGTATAAAAGATGCTACTGCTGCAGAAAAAAAGAATATGGAAGAAATAAAAAATATACAACAACAAATAAAAGAAAATACTGCTGATAAAAGTAAAACGATTAAAGAAAGAGCATCTATAGGTAAAAAATTACAGAATCAACTTGAGTCTAAAAAAGATTTATTACAGCAAGCTCAAGATAAAAAGAGAAGCGCCTCTCGTAAAAAAGGTGGTCAGGTTGTTTATAAACGAGGTGGCGGTATGATAGGTAATAAAAATGTAATGTATGGGTATAAATCTGGAGGACAGATATAATGCCTTTTTCTAAGTACAGTCCTAAACAAAAAAAATTAGCAAGGGTTGCATCACCTAGAAATAAAATTACAGGTGCTGATTTAAAAGCTGTACGAACAGGAGCTAAGACTGCTAAGAAGGGTGGCGTAATTACAAAAAGGAAAACAGGTGGAACTGCTAAGAAGTCCAGAGTCAATGAGGCAGGTAATTATACAAAGCCAACTATGCGTAAAAATTTATTTAACAAGATTAAAGCAGGTGGTAAGGGAGGCGCACCCGGTCAGTGGTCAGCTAGAAAAGCACAGATGCTGGCACAGCAATACAAGAAAAAAGGCGGGGGTTACAAAAGCTAATGACACTTGCAAAGTCACAGAAAAATCTGAAAGACTGGACAAAGCAAAAGTGGAGAACGAAATCGGGCAAACCCTCTACACAAGGTCCGAAGGCGACAGGAGAGAGATATCTACCCGAAAAGGCAATCAAATCTCTCTCTTCGTCTGAATATGCAGCATCTACTCGTAAGAAAAGAGAGGATACTAAAAAGGGTAAACAGTTTTCTAAGCAACCAAAAGGGGTTGCTAAGAAGACAAGTGCTTATAGAAAAAAGGGTGGAACGGTGGCTACTAAAAGAAAATCAACTGGTAAAGGTATGAAGGGGCATACCATTAGCGGAGGTCAAAAGCGTCCTACTAAAAAAGGAGCAGGTATGACCGCTAAAGGAGTAGCTAAATATCGTAGAGAAAATCCCGGTAGTAAACTTAAAACTGCTGTAACTGAAAAGAAACCTAGCAAGGCTAGAGCAGCAAGACGTAAAAGTTATTGTGCTAGATCAGCGGGACAAATGAAGAAGTTTCCAAAAGCTGCTAAGAATCCTAATTCTAGATTACGCCAAGCTAGAAGAAGATGGAGATGTTAAATGGCGTATTTAACTTCAAACATTCCACACTTTAAATGTTGGGTAAGAAAAGAGTTTACACATAATCACATGGAATACGAAGGTGAGTATTTACATGCTTTAGTAATAGCAGTTAATACTATACCAGATAGATCATTAAGTTTTAATGTTGTATTTACTGGATGTGATGAAGAAGAAAATATACATGGTGGAGCAATGTGGGCTAGAATGCCCATTACAGCTTTAGTAGCTGATACTATGTTAGAAGAATGGCCTACTAAAATGGCGACACATTTAGCTCAACCTTGGGATTGTTCTTCTAGAAATCATGCAGTAGTAGTCATGGATAGAGTTTCTTCAAGTCCTTGGTTATGTAAGATTGATAATGTTTTTTATACTGGGAGATATTTATTTACTGTTGATTATACAGATAGTGCAATATCTGATGATCCAGCACAACATAAACAATCTCATGTATTAGAATTAATTGATGCTGGAGAATATACAGGTAATATTATTGCATTACCTAATAACAGAGTTAGAGTTACTAATCCTGCATTATGGGTAACTGGAGAAGGCGCACCAGATTTTGCTCCAAGTCAATATGTTCATTCAGCAGAAATTCATGATAGTTACATGAATCCTTTTTTAACTTTTAATAATCTATATCAAGAGGAGATGAATGATGCGGAAGATGAAGAAGACTAAATACATGGCTAAAGGTGGCCCAGTTAAAAAAACTAAATATATGTCTAAGGGTGGCGCTATAAAGAAAACAAAGTATATGTCTAAAGGTGGACCTGTTCCCCAAAGATATGCAATGGCATCTAAAAGGAAAAAGTAAAAGTGACTATTACTAGGTCAAACATAAAACAACAGATTACTAAACCTCCTCAAAAGAAAAAAACTAAGAAAAAAGTTAAAAGGAAATAGTAAATGGCTACTAGTGGTACATTTAATTTTACATTAGAGATTGATGATGTAATTCAAGAAGCAACTGAAATGATTGGGGGTGAGCAAACCCTTGGTCATGAGCCAGCTTCTGCTAGACGTTCTCTTAACTTAATGCTAAAAGATTGGCAGAACAGAGGTATTCTTCTATGGTCAACGGAAGCTTCTGCAATTACTGTTACCGCTAGTGTGTCTTCGTATGCTTTGAGTGGTGCAACCATTGATGCTTTACAGGTTATTGTAAATAGAGATAATACTGATTTACCTTTAACTAGAATATCATATGAAGAGTATTTACAAATTCCTCAAAAGGGACAGACAGGAAGAGCTACACAATATTCAATTAAAAGAGACAGAGATAATCCAATTCTCTTTATCTGGCCTATTCCAGAAAACTCAACCGATGTTTTGAAAGTTGAAAAAATTAGAGAGTTAGAAGATATAAATAAATCGGCTGGACAAAATGCAGATGTTCCAAAAAGGTTCTTGCCTTGCTTATCTGCTGGTCTAGCTTTTTATATGTCTATTAAACGTCCCGGTGTAGATGCTGGTAAAATTACTTTTCTTAAACAAAATTATGAAGAATTATTAGAAAGAGCCTTGACAGAAGATTCCGAACGTGCTAGTATCTTCTTTAAACCTAAACTAAGAGCCGTATAATGGCTACTGATAGAAAGGCTAAAGGTATATGTGATGTATGTGGTTTTATGTATCCACATAGAATTTTAAAAAAGAATAGTTATGGATTACTAGTTTGCCCAACAGATTTTGATGGAGCATATGACTTAAAAAACCATCCACAAAATAAAACACCTAATGTTAAAGATGACGAATCAATTCAAAATCCAAGACCTCCTCTTAATAATGATAGAAATTTATTGTGGGAATCTGCAACATCTAATTGGGAAGCTACAGATGAAGATTGGAATATGGTATAATGGCAACACTTACAGGTAAACAGATAGCTAATAGTTATAAACAACTATTACAAATAGGTTCTGGTAATACTGGAATAACTGCTAGTCTTCAAACAGTTCAAGATGGAGATGCTACTAATTCAGCATTAGAATTAAGTAATTCAACTGTTAATATTAATGGTACACTTCAATTAAACGGTTCAGCCCTTACTGCTGATGCATCTGCACTAAATGCTATTACTGATCTTACAGGTATTACTGGTCTTGTAGCAATGAATAGCGGTAGTGCGTTAGGTAGAACGCTTACTGCTGGTGCAGGAATAACAATAGGTAATGCGAATGGAACTGCAGGTAATCCAACTATTGCAGTAAGTTTAGCTGACACAACAATTAATGTTGCTAAAGTGTCTGCTTCAGTAGCAACATTTAATAGCATTGTTAGTGCAGGCTTTTTTGTAGGTGATGGTTCAGGACTTACAAATGTTCCTTCTGCTGAAGGTGGAACAATGAAGCAGGTTGATGCTGGCACTGGAATTAAAATGACAGTAGGTGGGACTGTATCTAGTTCTATTCCTGTTAGTGGTGTTATAGCTGTATCTGCTAATCAAAACTTTGGAACAGTTTCTGTTAGTACTGCTTTTGTTGCTACAGGTTCTGCAGTCTTTGGAACTTTAAGTGCCACTAATATTGATGCTGACGAACTTTTAATGGCAGGTGTATCTGCTGCTAATGTTACTCAGGTTGCTGCAGTTTCTGCACTTACTAAAACTAATCTAGATTCTATAACAAGTATTAATTCTATTATAGGTGATGGTGGCAACTTCGCTACAAGTGCAGAGCTTGCTACAGTATCTGCAGCTTTAGCTACTAGTATTGGAAACAGTAATACAAATATTGCTGCAGTTTCGGTTTTAGCTTCTGTTAATGCTGCAGCAATAACAAGTGCTAATACAGTCATAGCAGCAGTATCTGCTTTAACAAAAACAAATTTAGATGCTGTAACCAGTATAAATACTGTAGTTGCTAACTTATCTGGTACAATGGCAACAAGTATTAATAACAGAACAGCAGCTATTACAAGTATTAATACAGTCATTACTGATCTATCTGCTACAATGGCTACAAGTGTTAATAATAGCAGAACAATAATTACAAGTGTTAATAATCTAGCGGTAGCAGTATCAGCTTTAACAAAAACAAATCTTGACGCTATAACTAGTGTTAATACTGTTATTACAAATCTTTCTGCTACAATGGCTACAAGTATTGGTAATAAATTAGCTTTAACAGGAGGCACATTAACAGGCATTGTAAGTGGAACTGATTTTTATGTAAGTGCGGTCGCAGTTGGAACAAACTCTCTTCTTGGTAAAGATATACACATAGAGAAAGCTGCTGTTGCTGATATTCAAGGACTATCAGATGGTACTAATATATCAGTTGATCTTAATGCAGGACAAAACTTTACTGTGACACTTGCAGGTAACAGAACACTTGATAATCCTACTAATTGTGTTGCAGGACAGGTTGGTAGTATATTTGTTGTACAAGACGGTACAGGGTCTAGAACGCTTGCTTACGGAACTTCTTGGGACTTTATAGGTGGAGAAGCACCTGTGCTTTCTACAGGTGCAGCAGCAATTGATAGGATTGATTACATAGTGCATACATCTACAGATGTTCATGCAGTGCTAACAAAGGCGTATTCATAGATGGTATTTAATAACAATCTTCTTCTAGGTGTAGCAGGTCAAGCTGATGCAGGATTTGACACAACTCTAATTGGTAATTCAGTTTGGTTAGATGGCTCATCTACTTTTTTTAATCGAGATAACTTTTCAATCTCATCTGATGGTAGAAAAGAATTTATCTATTCAATATGGTATCAATTATTAGAATTTGGCACTGAAAGAGATATTTTTAATATTATTCCAACTGGACACACTAGCTACAATGATGGTGTTCATTTTATTTTTGCCGCTGACGATGAATTACAATTTTCAGTAGCAACAGGCGGTAGTTCTGGTGGTGAAAAAACTTCAGCAGCAAAATTTCGAGATGCTGGATGGTATCATATTTTAGCAAGTTATAATACAAATACATCTATAAATGCTACTGAACGTCATAGATTGTTTGTGAATGGCGGAGAAATTACTAACACTAGTTCATATTCAGCCCCTCCTGACAATCAATCCTGTCTTGGAAGTGGAACAGGAAATGCAGATATACGATTAGGAAAAACAGATCATCCCTCTATTCCATATGTGCCTAAAGCCTATTGGGCGCAAGCATGTTATTTAGAAGGTAAATCTATTCAAGCTGGTGATTTTTCTGTTAGTGATTTTCTAGATACATTTACATTTGGTACAAATGGTTCGCAATTTATTCCAAAGAAAAATAGTGAAATTGCTGCATTAGCTACATCTGCTGGTGGTAATAGTTTTTGTTTAGATTTTGCTAATAGTTCTGATCTTGGTAATGATATTAGCAGTAATAACAATGATCTTACTGTTAATAATATGAATAGTGCTAATCAAACAATACATACACCTAGCAATGTTTATCCAAAAATTTCAATACTAGGTAAACCTAGTGGTAGTACTGCTGCAAACTATTCTATGTCAAAAGGTAGTAACCGCATGACATATAGCGGCAGTAATCAAGGAGCTTTTGGACTTGTTTCTGATAAAGTAATACAAGCTGATGATCCTAAAATTTATTGGGAGTTTTATGTTGAAGCTGGTTCTGTCTCTGGTAATGGTGGCAGATTAGGTAATGGAATTGTTGTTCCACAGTTTAATATGAAAGCTTCTGTTAATGCTAATGGTTTTTACGGGTCTGCAGGTGAATCAGCATATTTTCAACGAGGTACATTGTATGACAATGGTAGTTCTTCTGTAAGTGGATTTACCACAGCACAAGCTGGTGGGGTACAAAACTTTGCTTTTGAACCTTCAACAGGAAAGGTATGGATAGGTGTAGACGGCACATGGAGAAATGGTTCTGCAACAGCTAGTACTACACTAAATATTGATAACCATGATGACCAACTAACAGTTCAAGATTATATCTTTGTAATAGGTTTGCAAAGGTCGGGTGATATTGGA